GGCCTTGCGGGACACACGCACACCATCACCACAACGGTCGCCACGACCCTCACTCCCGGCATCTACGAAACTGCGGCCACAGGCAACTTCTCCGTAGACACATCGAATGACGGAACTAGTGCCTCATACGTCAACCGAGTCGCCAGCCAAGTTCCTCCCATCACTGCTGTTGATGTATCTGCTGGGTTCACCACGACTGCCGGGGATCGACGTGTCCGAATCAATGCCACAGGCCTATCGCGAGCCCAAGTGCTCGTTGTCATGGACCTGATCCTTCAGCTGGGGGCCTAGTCCATGCAACCACCAAAAGTCACTACAGCACACGAGAACGACGGCCAGGTTACGGCAGTCGTGTCATTCGACGACGGCCTGACACAGACAGTCGTCCTGCCCGCATGGGCTACGGCACAGAACATCAAAGACGAAGCCAAGCGCCTCCGGGCCATCGCAGAAGCACGGGAGAGCGGGAAAGTTGACAGGAAAGACCTAGTGGATCAGAAGAAATAGTGCCTACTATCGCCAAGATACCCATTACTCGCTCAATCGCCAGCGAAGCAGCTACCGCCGCGGCTACTGCTGCATCTTCCGCAGCTACCGCCGCGGCTGCCGCAGCTACAGCTGCTGCATCGGCTGCCGCTGAGGCAGCTTCTGCAGCCGCAAAGGCTGTCGCCACTGCCGCCAGTGCCGCTGCCACGGCTGCAGCTACTGCAACAACGGCCAACGACAGTCGTATTGGACGACTCGAAATTGAGCAGGGCAAACTCGCCGCCGATGTGGGCCTCATTAAACAAGAGCAGGCTCATTTGCGCGAGATCATGACTGGCCGATTTGGAGTGCTTGATACCGCTATCGGAGTCATTAGCGAAAAGCTTGATGATCTCAAGACCGGCTCAGATGAAGCTAAGGGCGCACTTGCTATTGTCCGATTCCTCGGCGTGAGCGGACTGGCTACTGGAGCCATCGCTCTTCTTACAATGATCCTCAAATTTAGCGGCACGATTCGCTAGATGGGGGAAGTCCTCGATTACTACGCTGTTCAGTCGCGAGCAACACTTCAATGCTTCAAGAACTCCGGGGCGACAGGCATTGCACACTATCTAACAGCGTCAATGTCCGATCCCCGGCAGATCAATCGCCAAGAGCTCGAGGATGCCCTAGCAGTAGGTCTCGAGGTTTATCTCATGTACGAGATGAACCCGACGTATCCGGGCTACTTCACGTTTGCACAGGGCGTCCAGGATTGCCTACAGGCCCAACAGCGTCTTACGGATCTGGAAATCACAACCCCAACGATCGTGAGATTCACGGTCGATGTGAACGTGAATCCCGAGATCACCGACGCGTACTTCAAAGGTATCGAGTCAGTAGTCACTCCACTCATCATCCCCGGGGGTTATGGCTACCAGAGATTCTGCGAGTACGCCTATCTCAAATTCCCGAATGTTGGGAAACATCTCTGGCAGACCTACGGAGCCAAGACCGTTCCACTTGACCTATGGCAACACCTACAAGAAGACCGCTGTGGCACCTCAGTTGATGTCAACGAGGCAACCGTCCACGGCTGGAGCAGGGAGACAGACATGGCCTTCAAGGACGACCCAGACGCAATCGCCTACCGCAAAGACGTAGCTGACACATTCACCGCGGTGAAGGACACGCTCGCCCTACTCGCACACCACCCGCACTTGGTAACAGTCCCGCCTACCGGCCGGACCAGCGAGCCGCTCATGCCCCCCGTTCCGGGGGCGGTGTACTTCTCGGCCTCAGACAACCTCGAGATGATCGGTTGGAGTTACCCCGATGGGGTTGTCCACTTCTTCATGAACGGAAAGGAGGTAACACCCTAATGCGCATTGCACTCAAGAAGTTTGCCATTGACCTCCTAACCGGGGCTGGCGCCACTGCTGTCCTCGTCGCTATGACCTTTGACGTCAATACCGTAGACGCTAAGACCCTCGTCTTTGCTGTCATCCTCGGAGCGATTAACGGCGTGATCAACGCTGCCCGTCGTTACCTGGTAGCGACTGTCGTGACCCCTTAGTCAACCCCCTCCTCCTTTGTCGAAAATAGAAAAGAAAGAAGACACTTATGGCTAACGAGAAAGACCCTAACCAGCCAAAAGCCGCAGACGAGACCGCTGCCGAAAAGAAGGCCAATGCAGAGGCGGCTGCCCAAAAGAAGGCAGATGCTGCCGCCACTCCTGCTGAGAAGCAGGCTAAGGCAGACAAAGAGGCTGCTGACAAGAAGGCCAAGGAAGACGAAGCCGCTGCCGAGAAGCTGGCTAAGGAAGAGAAAGACGCTCAGATCGCAGAATCCAAGGCTAAGACAGCCGCTTTTGAGGCTGCTCAGGCTAAGGCTGAGGCGTCTGCTGAGGCTGCCAATGTAGCCAGGGACGTCGCGCTCGCTGACAAGCAGGCGTTCTCCCAGACCCCTCCGAACTAGTCAACCCCTCCTCTCCCGACCCAAGAGCCGCTCTCTAATCAGGGCGGCTCTTGTTCCATATCTACCTACTTGACATTTGGGTCTAGATATGGTATAGTCAGGGCAAATCAGATCAGGAAATGGTGACAATCATGAACGCGAAGCGAACTTGGGTCTAATCAGTGAAGCAATTTCTAGGTACATTTCGAGCACCCGGGAGGTCCGGGAAGGCCCACAAGCCCACTGGTACCCCTCCCAAATTGGAGGCTGCGAGCGTCAAGCTGTCCTTAAGCGAGCAGGAGTCCGGGGGGCCGATTTTGACGATCGAACACTCCGAGTGTTCTGGATGGGAGACGAGGTTCACGCAGGTCTGCAGAAGGCTGTTGCGTCTGGACTCCCCGAGGGATATTCGTTGGTTGGTCATGAGCTCCGGGTCCGAGACGCCGATTACCACGTATCCGGGCGACTCGATACGCTTGTCCGTCGTCCTGACGGAGAACTCGAAGTCATCGAGTACAAGTCAACCCGAACAAAAGCCTTCGGATATGGAGACCTCCCCAAGCCCGAACACATCCTCCAGCTAGGCATCTATGGGACCTTTCCATCAACTTGCCAGGAGTGTAAAAACGACACAACCGAGCCTCGAGGCAAAGAAGCGCTACGTCGAACAGAACCGCGAGAAGGTGCGAGAATCCAAGAGAAAGTGGAATGCGAAGAATCGCAATTACTTTCCGCTATGGCGAGCGGCGAACCTGACAGAACAACAGCAAAAGGCGAGACTTCGCAAGGCGAAGAAGTACGGCCTCCTAGAAGTTCCGCCGCCGCAGAAGTGCTCAATCTGCCTGACGAGAGAAGCGAACTGCTTCGATCACGACCACTCGACGGGACTCTTCCGGGGCATGCTATGTCAGAGATGCAACGCATCTCTCGGGATGCTGGGGGAAGAGAACCTAGCGAGAGCAATGAACTATGTATCCAATGTGAAGGGACGGGGCTGATTTCAGCTCCTAGGTGGGGTCGCCTGGTGTACTGGTAGCAAGGACGATGCGGCAGTGATGGAGTTCGAGATCAAGATTACGGACGAACTCCGTGAGAACGTCAAGAAGAAGCTAGTCCACCTCGATGAGCAGTACGCCATCTTCCAGGACTGCGGAGATCTGCCGGCACCACTGCCGGACGTACCAATCCTGACCAAAGCTGGCGAACCTCAGATCTACAAGATTGGCCCAAAGAAGGGCCAACCATTTGTCAAGCAGGACTGGCGGATTTCCTACTGTCCATTTCTTGGTAGTGGCCAATGTTGCGGAGATGTGAAGAATGGTTAGACTGACTTTCGTCAGCGCGGGTACACCCGGAAGGGTGCCGCATGAGAACCTTTACAGCCGCATACGCTCGCGTGAAGGACGCTAGTAGTTCTCTCGAGGCAGCGATCGAGTGGTTCCTACAGGACCGCGAGAGCGATCTTCGAGAGGCTACGTGGAAGACCTACCGGTCCCACCTGTATGCGTTCCTGAACTGGCTCCCCGACGACCAGCGCGTCCTGGGGGGCCTGACCGCCAACACTGCAGAGGATTACATCCGACCCTTGAAGGCGAAGCAGAACCACACCGCGATGAACAAGATGATCGCCCTCAAGGCGTTGTCCAACTTCCTCGCAGAAAAGAAGGCCTGGTATGCCGGAGACGAACTCGCCCGCCTATCGATACTGGCTTCATGTAGGACCCCGCGGCCGAGCAAGACAGGCCTCCCGGGATACTCAGATGCAGAAGTCCGTACCCTACTCAGAGTTGCTGGGGACGCACCGAACCCTGTACTCAAGAGGGCTTGGCTCGCTGTGGAGCTGCACGGGTTTCGATCTCGTGAGACACGACTTCTTCGACTTGGAAACATCATCTTCGGTAAGCGCAAGGAGATGGGTCACTTCGTTATTTCAGAGCCGGATGAAACCAAGACGGATGCTGGTGTCCGTATCGTCCCCATGGAACACATAGCCAAGGCCCCCATCATGGACTACATCCGCAACACCCGGGCCGAGTGGAGGGGTGAGGGCGAAGAGACGCTCTTCGTCACCGATGAGGGACATCCATTCAGTGACTCTGGATGGCACACCATGGCCCAGCGGTTTCGGGCCCTTGCCGCCAAGGAAGGCGTGCCCTTCAAGCAGCACCGCCTTCGGGTAGACCGGGCACAGCAGCTCCATGAGGCGGGGGTGCCGGAGACGGCGATCCTCCAGATCATGGGATGGGAAGGCCCCAACATGCTGCGCCGCTACGTTGGCAAGATTCCTACGAGTCAGTTGAAGACCTACCCCGCAACGCTGAGCAAAGTATTTGGAGGCGCGATATGAGCAAGTGGATCAAAGAGAACCCCGCCGGCACCTTCGTCATCGCCGCCACGATCATCGTGTTCCTCATCTTTTTCAAGTAACCGAAATCATTGCTCACTGAGCACTCGAAACGGCTAAACTTGCAGAAATAGGCCGAGATAGCTCAGTTGGTAGAGCAATGGTCTGAAGACTCATTGCTCAACCCACACCAGCAAATACCCGAATTCCTTAGCAAATACAGCAATTTAGGGTGTGCCCGCGCTGACATTCGGGCCCCGAAATCATTGCTCTAGTCGGAGAGATATGACACAACGCGTGAACGATGCGGAGCTAAATCTGTGGGCTAACAAGGCTGCAGTCCAGTTCCTACGTGAGCGGTACGGTTGGACCGGAGAGGCCATTCTTGATGCCCACATCGGGCTTGAGGGTGACCGGTTCCTCTTCCCCTCGCAGGACCTCGACGGGGCGTGGTACTACACGACGCGTCAGTGGACTGGCGAGGGTCCGAAGTACAAACATGAACTGCCGGCCCCCCAGCTCTACCTTCCCAAGCCGATCGGTATACCTGTTGTCCTCTGTGAGGGCCACACAGACACGGTGACGGCCCTGAACCTTGGCATGAATGCCATGGGCCTCATGGGGGTCAGCACCGTCAACAACGTCCTGCCGAGGCTTGCCTCTTACCCGTACGTGAACATCATCATGGATGCCGACAAGGCGGGCTGGAAGGCTACGCGGGCACTTGTGACGGGTCTGCTCGAGACAAACAACACTGCCATTTCCGTGACCTTTCTTCTCCCACCTGAGAAGATCGGCAAGTGGGTCCTCTCCAAAGACTTCGGGGAGTGGTACTCAACTCAGGACCTGGACCTCACCGACTACGTTAAGCAGTACGGCGCCGACGCGGCCCGTCTCTGTGCAGCCTCTGGCATCGGGGGTCCGGCGATCCGCATTCTTAAGAACCCTCCACCCCCTGCGATCCGAACCTCCGGACCAGGGCGTACGGACATCGATATCGGGAAGCTGCTACATGGACTGACCTGTGGGAACAGGTGCCCATGTGAGTACGCCGCCCGACGTGGATGGGGAGCAGTGCATTGTCCAGCACATTCCGACTCGACTCCGTCGTTCTCTGTTAAGGAAAACGATGGGCGAGTGCTGGTGCACTGCTTTTCGGGATGCACGCAAGAGTCTGTAATCGACGCACTTCGAGAGAGGAACCTGTGGCCTAAGTATGAACCCAAGCCTCATGCCAACAGCACCGGACGCGGAGCGAGCAATCATCGCAGCGATTCTCGATTCAGCCGGCCTAGCCTTCTTGCACCTCGAGTCCCTCCGACCGGAAGATTTCTACCAACCAGAGAACCGCGCAGTCTTCGAAGCAGCACTGGAAATTTGGGCACAAGGTGGTAAGCCAGATCATGTCAGCGTCACCGAGGTTCTGTCTCCCCACTTTGCCGGAGCCAAGTCTCTCGTCGCAGGGTATCGGGACGAAGAGTCACATGTGGAGCGAGTCGAAGACTACGCCCGAATTGTCTCAGGAAAGAGCCTCGGACGGCATCTCGTGGATTTGGGTGAGCGGACGGCGGAGCAAGCTGTGTCTGGCGACCCCGTCAAGATCCTTGACGAACTCGAACATTCCCTTCTTTCTATACGACCTACGCGGGGCGATGGCTTCCAACGATTTGGGCTATTTGCTCCTACCACCGTGGCGCCCAGGCCCACGGAAATTCCGACGGGATACAGCCCGCTTGATGCACGAATTGGAGGACTCGGAGCAGGACGTCTAATCACAATGGCTGCACGGCCGGGGGTGGGGAAGACCACGTTGGCCCTGAACATCGCTGCATATGTCGCCTCCAAGGGCAACAAGGTCGGCTTCTACTCCCTCGAGATGAGTGCTGCCGAACTCATGGAGCGACTCATCGCTTCGGAGTCTGGGGTGGACTCACACCGTATCCGCCAACACCGCCTCACCATGGAAGACATTGCGAGGATCGGCATTGCCATCTACCGCATGTCAACGTGGCAGTTGGCGATCGACGACACCTCAAGCATGTCTACCTTCGAGCTCTCTACCCGTGCTAAGCGGGAGAAGGCAGAGCGGGGACTGGACCTACTCGTAGTCGATTATCTCGGCCTCATCACTCCCCCGGAGAGTACGGACAGCAGGGTGGAACAAGTTTCAATCATCACCCGACAGCTGAAAGTCCTCTCCCGGGAGTTGCAGATCCCAGTCATCGCCGTGTCTCAGCTGAACCGGCAGGTTGAGGCCCGGGGGGATGGAGAACCCCGGCTGTCAGACCTCCGCGACAGCGGCTCGGTCGAGCAGGACAGCGATCAAGTGATCTTCCTCTGGCGTGAGGGCAAGGATGATCCGGCTAGTCATCTCGTCTTTACCCAGTGCAAGGTCGCTAAGAATCGCCATGGTCCGACGGGGTTGTTCACCCTCGCACTACTCAAGGAACAGTCGAAGTTCGTAGTGAGATAACTTGACAAAATAGAATGGATGTGCTATAATCGCTAAGGTAGAAAGGTACTTCCCCTCAGTCTTCCCCATAGAAACTCGCTGCAAGTATTGCCAGATACTCCTGGGATTTCAGAGGCACGAGAACGATCGGGAACGCATTAGGGAGATAGGCAAGAAACACAGAAAGGTCGTGCACCAATTCACGACATAGTCGACTTCATCACTGATGATGAACTCGAGAAGGTCAAGATCAGACTAGCCATCAGCACGGCGTGGGACCCGTTCAGCGTCCCCATTACACAGCTCCAAGAGGCCTACCAAACCCTCGGGTGGTGGTACGCCCTAGCCAAAGACAAGAAGCGCCGCGCAAGACATTCCTCCGAAGACCCTGACTACGTGTTCCGCTGTCAGGCCGTTGAGGATCTCTTCGAGGCTCTTGTCAAGGGCATGGACCGCGCCCTCATGACCCGCATGTCACTCAATAAACACGGAGGTTCCTAGTTTGGCACTTACCTACGACCTGTTCTTCAACAGCAAAGAAGGCTTTGAGGAACACATTCAGGTTTCGGCAGAAGAGCCAGCCGCTCTTCTCGAGGGCCGTACAGCCCTGATCGAGGCTCTTCTTGCGGATGGCGCAAGCCCCCGCGCCCCTAAGTCGGGGTCATTCAACAAGCCCACGAGTACCCAGGCTCCGATCATCGATCCGATGCTCGCTGCCGCGGCAAAGACCTTTGGCGCCGAAGTCTCGGCCGAGTGCCCCACCGGGTGCGGACCGATGCGTCGAGTCAAGGGAACCAATGAGACTGGCAAGTTGAGTAAGGCAGGCAAGCCCTACCCGTCCTTCTATGCCTGCAACACCTGTGGCTTCAAGCAGAACGCCTAGTGATCACCGTGCCAGAAGTCGTGATTCGTTCCATCGCTGCTGCTCCACAGAGTCACATCCGTGATCTCGTTCTGGCCACGCTGGGACTTACACATGAGTTTGGCGTGGTCCCCGAGGCAGAGCGGCTCGCAGCGATCGAAGAGCTTTCGCAAGTAGCGGGTGGGCCACCCACCCAGGAGGATTTGCCCTTTTGACCAAAGCCATTGCAGTGTCTGCTGCTCAGGCTGAGAAGTTCACTGCAGAAGCAGACTTCTACCGAGCCAAGGCTCGGGAAGCCAAAGCCAGCGCATCAAAAGCAGAGATCGAGCTCGATGAGTTCCGGTCCCTCGCCAGCGAACAGTCCACCAGTAACGCACGTAATCGCATCCTCGATTTCGGTACGCAGGTCGACAAGGGCAGCGTCGCCGAGGTGATCGACCAGATCTCTAAGTGGGCCCGACAGGCCCCCAAGTCAGAGATCACGATTCGATTCAACAGCCCCGGGGGTGATGTCCTCAATGGACTAGCACTCTTCGACTATCTCCGTGGTGTCATCGCCGAGGGTACTCCGATCCGCACAGTCTGCATGGGCATGTCGGCCTCCATGGCCGGCGTCCTGCTCCAGGCTGGTAGCACCCGAGTCGTAACCCCCAACAGCTACTTCCTCATTCATGAGGTTCAGGCCGGGGCCCGCGGCTCTCTCGAGGAAATGAAGAACCAGACGGCCTTCCTTGAGCGCCTCAACAACCGACTGGTCAAACTGCTTGCACACCACAGCAATCTCAAAGAGGCCGATATCAAGCGACGCATCAAGACCGGCGAATGGATCTTGGATGCGGACCAGTGCGTAAAGTATGGGTTGGCTGACGAAATCGCTGCTGAGTGACATCAGCGCGTGAGCGCTATCTACAGAAGAAGTACGGACTCACCCTCACCGACTACGACGGAATGCTCACCAGGCAGGATGGACTTTGTGCCATCTGCCGTAAGCCTCCCAAGAAGATCCGGCTTGCCGTGGACCATGACCATAAGACAGGCAAGGTTCGTGGACTCCTATGCGGCTTCTGTAACCACTACATCGTCGGGCGGCTCACGCTCGACAAAGCGAAAGCAGTTGTGACTTATCTGGAGACCTATGGATAAATACGTCCCGCAGCTTAAGAGCACTGACCTCGTAAGTCCCGAAGGACTCAAGGTGGGCAAGTCCCGCCACATCTACATCCTCGATCTCATTGACGCAATCCGCAGCTTTGACGATGAGGAAATGCTGGTCTTTCTATACGGGGGACGGACTCAAATTGAGATCGCGGACATGTTAGGAGTGAACCAATCGAGCGTCTCGCGCCGACTCAAGCGCCTTATCACCCGCGCTTCGTAGAGGAAGACGCGGCAGACAAACTACTTCGCGAAGATGCACAGCGGCAAGGCCTGACCTTCAACGAGTACTGCATCAAGTACGCCATCGAGGGACCGGCCCAGCGTTTGAAGATCAGACGACATGAAGTCCCGCTGGCAGGAGACCAATGACCGCAGACATTACTGCCTTTGATATCGAGGCAACCGGCCTCAAGGCCGACTTCGCCTTCCTTCTCTGCGTTGCCTTCGGGGACGTTGGGAAGAAGAAGGTCGAACTGCTTAGTCTCTCCCAGTACGGTGACAAGAACCCCCTCACCTATGAAGAGGATCTCGTCAACGACGTTGCCAAGAAGATGCAGGACATCGACGTACTCCTGTCCTACTACGGCAAGGGCTACGACATCCCGTTCCTCAACAGCAAGATGCTGGAGTACAAGCTGGCTCCGCTACCGAACACACCACACATCGACATCTACTGGACCGCGAAGTCCAACTTCTCGCTCAGCCGGAAGTCCATGCAGAACGTGGCGTATTTCTCGCAGGTCGCGCATGAGAAGTCTGGCGTCGAAGGCCGTCTCTGGAAAGCAGCAATGGCTGGCAATCAGAAGGCCCTGCGACAGATCGAGATCCACAACATCGCAGACATCGAAGTCTTGCGTGATGTCTACATCGAGCTTCGCCCGTACGTCCGCACCCACCCATACGTCAACCGTCAGGACAGTGGCGCCTGCCGCTTCTGCGGTGTATCTGCCCTACAAAAGCGGGGGCTCTACGTCACTCACATCAAGAACGACCAGCAGCGTGTCCACTGCCAGAACTGTGGTAGCTGGGATCGTCGACCACTCGATAAGACATGGGCTGGCAAACAGCTCTATGCAGCAAAGGAAAGCAACTAATGACAGTGTCCCTTCACTTCATCCTCTTCGCCGCGGCCTTCGTGGCATTCGCACTCGCGACGTTTAACGTCCCCGCTCGCATCCAGCTTGTGGCCCTCGGCCTTGCGCTGTGGGTCGCGACCAACCTCGTCTAGGCGGGGGCTCGTCGGCGTAGGCCCCATGAACCCCAGGGACCATTACCCAATGGCCCTGGGAGGCTCTGAGAGGCCCGCTACGGCCCGGAATCTACCAGACCCACGTCCCGTATCTACCCTGCGGAAAGGACCGAATTTGCATCTTACACCGAAACAGGCTCGAGCCCTTCACGAGAACCTCTTCAAGAAGGCGATCGATATCATGGGCCCGAAGCGCAACGACTACTCCGGGACCGAAGTCCCCTTTGCCAACTTCCACAAGTCCGCAGTCGTCGGAGTCGAAGCGTGGCGCGGGGCCATGGTCCGGCTCATGGACAAGTTCTCCCGACTCATCCGCCTTGCCGAGCAGGGGGGAACGGGACAAGTCAAAGATGAGTCCCTCCTAGATACCGCCGCGGACGCCCTGAACTATGTCGCCATCTCCCTCGCACTCATCATCGAGTCGCTCCCCGAGGAAGCTGCGAAGGACGTACTGCACAAGCTGGGAGTAGACGCCTAATGCCAGCAACAGTTACGCACTTCGACATCATCCTTGATCGCAATCAGGCGATTCATCTTGCAGACGAAGAAGACCTATGCCCGTTCTGCTCGGACAAGGTGAAGTTCACTGAGCCGTTTATCACCCCACGAGCAGAAGCGCAGGAGAAGAAGTACGCCAAATGACACCTTCAATCCCCAGCCGAAGAGCGGCAAGAAGCACAGAAAACGCCCCAGCCGAATCGTTGACAAACCAGTGGTCGAACGATACCGGCGAGAGCACGGAGAGTGCGAGTTTCCCGTTTCTTACGGGGACGGTTCAACCGTTCTTTGCGGAGCCCCCGCCTCAGCCATCCACCATCGAACCTTCCGTTCACGCGGTGGTGGGGACATCGACAGTAACTTGGAAGCCCTCTGCCTCGTCCACCACAACGCCCGACACCGCATCCGAGTTGTCGGGGTATGAGGATCTCATCGACATGCTTAACGAGCCGTACGAGCGGTTCCTTGAATGGGCGGCATTGCGAGTCATGCGATACCGCGAGGCCGTGGCCATGCACGCCGCAACAGCCCTGTCGGAGCTCGAGGGCGATGGTAAGAGAGCCACGGTGACCGCTGCCGAGTGGGAGGCCACAGCAGCAACCTCGGGGGAGACGAAGTCCTATCCGTTCGAGGCCGTGTTGATCAATCTCATTCTCGAGGGGAAACAGAATGCCCGATAGTCCTACCAAGCGAGTAAGCACAGCCCGAGTCAAGGACGCCTTCTGGAAGGTCTACCTGTGGGACTTTTGGGGCACGGAGATCGCGGCCGGCGTTGGCGTGGTGGGTCTGGCAGTACTCCTGTCGGCGTTCCACATCGACCTGCAATACATCATTGGTGCCGCAGTCGCAGTTTTTGCACGAAGGCTGGCCACTAAGAAGATCGCGTCAACAACGTACAAGACACTTCAAGCCGAGCCAGAACGTCCAGTACGAAAGGCCTTTGCTGAGTATGGTGATCCACGTGCAGCACAGTACGACACTGACATCGTCGGATAAGCAAAGTTGGTCCGGCGGGGGCGGGGTGGATGCGTCTAAACAGTAAAAAACCCCCTTGTGTTTGGGGGTATAAAAGGTGGGGGTCGGGTTTCATCCGGCCCCCGCTTCTTGCTATACAGAGATCTTGGGGAGTACGTGGAAGTTGATCAGCTTCAATAGGCGGACCTGGGTGTTGTCTTGGTTTGCGACCTGGACAAGCCAACCCATGTGCATTCTGGCTTCTATGATGTTGTTGAATTCTTCGAGGTTGCCCCGGTCGTCTTCAACAACGAATGTGCCTTCTGCCGCTTCTTCTGCTGATAGCCCTCTACGATCCACCAAGCTGCTAGTCCTATTAGTACGAGACCCCACATCTACGCTCCTTCTTCCATCTTGGATAGAAGGATTGTATGGATGGTTGTAGTGGAGTCAATTACTTTCTTAGCATTGGTACTCCTCTGTTATTCGACGCCCATGTTGACGTTGCTTAGGTCGTCCTCCTCTGGGGGGTACTGTTCATCGAACTCGATGGCGAGCTCTACGACTGTTTGGTAGGTTGGTTCGTGGCTCAACTCTCGGAGTAGATTGCCGATGAATCGCTTATCCTCTGGCATTCCTTCGAGGATGTTGGCCATGCGGTAGCCACGTGAAATGAGAACGGCTTTAGCTCGGGATCGTTGTGTGAGGTCTCCGTATTTGACCCAGTTGTCTACGTCGATTTGTCTGTGGCGTGTGATGCCTGCGTGGCATCGTTGACTGAGCTTGCTGACTAGGTAGTCAATGCGTGCTTCTTCCAGCCAAGAGAAGGCCTCCTCATGGTCCTTTGGCTTGGTGGGGTTGGATGTCCATGCGTGAAGGAGTTCGTGAACCCGAATGGCGGTGGCGATGTAGTCGTTGCCTGGGGGGGCTGAGATGACGCCAGTGGCGTGATCGGTGCTGCCCCAGAGGCCACCGGAGTCACGGATGATCCATGTCTTCACTTCGCCTTCCGATTCGGGTGGAGGCGGATTGTCGCCCGTTCCACCCACGCCTTCTCGTTGTCGGTCATGGGCCTGATCGGACACTCCTTCGGCTCGCTTGAGGCGTCGAGGGCAGCGTCCGCGTATGTCAGTTCGTCGTCCAGTTCTTGGATGGCGCGACTTGTGACACCCTTTGGCGACGCGAGGAGCGCCCCTTCCAGCTCGGTGATGCGAGCGGTGAGATTGGCGTTATCAGCGCGGAGAATGACGCCATTGGCCTCGGCTGAGTTTCGACCGGACTGCTCCTCGTTCCGCTCCTGCTCCAACTGCCGCAGTGCGGCGGCGGCTTCGCTGAGCAGTTCGCCGGCCTTGTAGCGGTTCTCGTTCGGCCATCCGGTGATACTGACCAGCAAATCGGAGTGCGCTTCCAGTCGCTCAGGGAGTGTCGGGTCGGTCATCGCATGGCCTCCCGATTGTCGTCAGCCTTCTGGGCTTCGTACTCGGCGTTGAGCCTGTCGGCGTTCTCCTCGATGAACACGGGGCACTCGCAGGGGTTGCCCACAAGCAGTCCCGACTGGCAGTAATAGGGCGGGATGCTGCGATGGTCAGACTCGACATGGCCGCATTCGCACCGAGCGGGGTCGCTCATCTACTTCGCCTCCTTGTTGAGAGCCGCCCGGATGTCCGCGACGAGCCACACGGCGGCGACAATGACCAGTCCGATGAGAACGCCGATTCCGATTACTTGCACTTCGTCTCCTTGTTGAGAGCCGCTCGTATCCAGAGCATCCCGCAGGGGCAGCGCAGCAACTCCCGCCAGTCATGGAGCCATTCGAGGTGTACCGAGTTTCCGTAGCGGTGTCGGTGTCTCACTTCGCCCCCCTGTTGCGACCAGCGATTATCCGTGTGTACCCGCTTCCGTTCGCACCTGCTGCGATGTACCAACGGAAGAACCGAATGACCCATAGGACGCGAACACCGCTCATCTACTGATTTCCTAGTTTCTGCATCAGCTCGTCCATACTGAAGACGACGCCGGTTGCGAATTTGTACATGACGTCCCAGCGATCTGGTTCCTTGTCTAGCAGGATGTAGCCGGGTCGCCCGAGTCCCTTGAAGTATCCGAATTCGAGATGTCCTGACTTGCCTGCTGGGGTGACCAGCACGGCTATGTCTGACGTGACAAGGTGGCTGTAGTCGAATGCGTAGACGTGATTGGCTGCATAGCCTTGCAGGGCTTCCTGGTAGTTGCGTCCCCTGGCCTTTTCGTAGGCCTGCCACGAGTCGTCAGCGATCGGGCCTGCGGCGTACCAGTCATCGAAGACTTCGTAGCCTGCCTCTCTCAAGGTTTTGGCGACTGTGGGGATCTCAGGATTGCGGAGTGATCCGATGACGTAGATCTTGCTCACTGTTTGTGGAAGCCCTTTGGCTTTATTGGGTCGAGTTTCTTGATTGCTTCTGCTGCCTCTTGGATTGTCTCGCTTTCGTACTGGTTCTTGGTGTGGTAGGCGATGTCCATTAGGCGATCGGAAAGACCGGTGAGGTAAGACATTGGAAGTCCTTTCTGAGGGGCACGCAGGAGTTGGACCTGCCTTGCCGGGTTCACAACCCAGGGTCCTGCCGCTGAACGATTGCCCCGTGAGACTGAGCTGTGTGCTGGGGAGATCGCCTCCCAGCCAAGCCCGGCCGCTATTCCATACTGAAGTGCGTTACGGCAAGCAACAAACCTTCAGTGCAGCGACGCTGCGGTTCAGGTATGGCTATATCGCCGGGTTAGTACTTTAGCTAGCTAGCGTGATTGGGCTCCACTGCTCTTTTTACCCTTGCCGTAATGCGGGCCTCTTATGCCGTGCGTCCTGCTGAGATGGATGTCGAGGCCGTGGACGAGTTGTGGCACACCGCATTTAGGGCACGGTATGGCGACGTCAGTATTCGCTGTCGTCGTCCCCGCTTTCAGGTACGTAGCCATAAGGCGTTGAGCCGGGGCGTTGGACATTAGCATCCGCTCCGCTACTCTCTGCCATGCGATCCGGTCCTGTCTTCTTTGCTTCGGCGTATACGAAGCTGGCTTTTGGCCGTGGGTTGCAAGCCACTCGAGATACCGCTTGGTAGCCTGGACCGTATCCGCCGTAATAGTTCTCCCAGCCGTCTCCGTCAGACTCCCAGCTTTCTTCAACAGTTCCTCTGTTTGAGTCTTGCCCAAGATTTGTTCCAGCAAGGAGATCTTCAGAACCTTTGGCATGAGCATTCTCCTTATCGAGTCTGCTCCGAATGATATCATGACTATGCTTGTGTGGTAGCATGATTTAGATGGTCGGTGTGTAGGTTTTGCGACGTTCGACCGGGTTGGCGTTCCAGTTGGCGATCTTCTGTGCGAGGGAGCGGAGTAGCCTGCGCTCTGCGCTCTCGACCCCGGGGGCCGTGTTTACCTCAAGCACGTAGTATCGACTGTCCTTGCCAAGAAGAATGTCTACTGCGCCGAAGTCAAGGTCAAGTGTGTGGATTGACCTCATGGCGGCTTCGACGGCTGCCCTTGGGACATCGTCTTGGTGGACGGTCTGGAACGTGAACCCGTTCTTTGCGTTGCATCCGATCTTCTTGTACTGACTCGGGTTCGTCAGGACTTTGCGATCGGTCCCCAGGTGAGCTGAGCGGAATATCCATGTGCGATACTCCGCCTGCCACGGGATGTACTCCACGAAGAATTCAGCACCTGCGAGGACGCGCCATGACATCTCCTCTGCCATGAAGACGGGCATGATGTCGGTACCTCCCTTGTGATGCCTCTTTCTCGCGAGAAGCGGGAACTTAGACGGCGTCTGTCCTGGAAGCCAGAACAGGGGCACGGTGATTCCCGCAGAGTTAAGCTTCTTCATCTGCTCGAACTTGTCGAGCCGACCTGCGTTGGCGTTGAGGGCCGAGGAGCCATGAGGAACATGCAGCGGTACGCCGTAGCTCACACGCTTGGTGCTTGCACCGACCCCTACATTGAGTGTAGAGAGGGCTGTTCTGAGGTAGCGTCCGGTGGTCTTGGCTGCTGAGGCTACGACGAGGTCGATCACTTACTGCTCCCTGCCATTGAGACGATGCCGCTTCGGTTGTGGATTTCGCTGTGGCTTTTGTATTGTGCGTAGGTCTGCGCGGGGAACTTTCCCTCCTTGTAGATCTTCAGGATGAGGTTCTGGGCCTGGGCGACATGCATGCCGTCACCACTGTGGATGAGTGCGCGTAGGCCTTTCTTCCCGGTGTTTATGTTGGTCTTGGTGTTGTTGAGGAATGCCTCGAGCCCCTCTCCGGGGGTGTAGGCGGTGCCCATGCGAAGCATGAGGGTGAGAAGGCTGATGCGGATTGGCTGCTCGGTCCATGCGCGATCGACTTCAAGGACACGGTTCTTGATGTCGTTGGTCTTTAGGAGCTGGCTTGGTTTGAAGCCAAGTGCTTTGTCCCAAAGGTTGATGAGGTCGATGACGTTGGTTGTCTTTTGGGCATCGTCGTCGTTGCCGAACTTGAGTCCGATGCGATAGACGACCTTGCTGGGGTCTATTGTTCCCGATGTCCAGTTGAAGCCGTAGATGGAAATTGGCTTCTTGCTGTGTTCGGACCAGAAGGCATCGGTGATGTAGTCCTTGCACATGACTGGCGACATGAGCTCCTTGTACTCATCGTTGAGAATGGCCATGGTGAGGGGGACGCCCGTCAACTGGATGTAGTTGGCGGCCGGTCCGTCATATGGCTGGATCTCAACCGCGGGGCGAGTCGCCGCTACCTTGGCTACGGCGACGAGCACCCGCCGCTTGACGAGCGTCTTCACTCTCCGGTGCCTCCCTTGAGGTAGAACTGTTCGAGAAAGATGGCGTCGTCGTCATCGTCGGGGTCGATGCCATCTAGCAGTTCGATGTCTTCTGCGGTGAGCTCGTTCATGCGATCTTCTCCTGGATGTGTTGGATGAAGCTGTCTCGGTTGAACTTGATTGGCTTCATTTCGACGAGGGCTTCTGCGAATTCCATGGCGAGCTTGAGCTTGTCGTCTTTCGGCATATCGAGCTGTGCGATGACTCGTGCCAGACACTCTGGGTCGACGACCTTGGTGACTTCCTTCTTGGCTGGTGCTTCGGTGGGTGGGAGGCCCAAGCCAGCTATTACAGCGGCAGTGGCTGCATCCATGTCATGGAAGGCTTGTGTGGTGTCGAAGTGCATTGTTGGGTTCATGGTCCAGGTGTTGGTTGCTAGGGTTGCGGCTTGTGTTGGTGTGGCACGCAGGGCTTCGATGTTGCTGCCTTCGTTTTGGTACTGTGCGACGTGTGCCGAGCACCGTACGAATCCGGCCATTGCTGTTTGTGGACAACGGAGGCTGCCGACGCGTTTGTCGCATCTCATGGTTCGTCTCCTCTCAGTCCGATGCTGAGTTGCTCTGGTTCTTGGTGTGTACTCTTGATACGGATTCTGGGGATGATGCTGTTGGCGCCCATGAGACGCAGTGGAATGAATCCGTGGCCTACGAGATTGGTCTCTAGGCTTCGGGTGATCTCTTGTCCTTTGTTCTGAATCCGGTCTCGGATACGGTCTTCAGTTCCGTCAACGGCGATGCGGATCTCAATGATCTGATACATCTAGATCATGCCGACCCAATCTCGGGGTGGGAACTCGATCTCTTCGTTGTTTGGGATGTAGAGCGTGCCGCTTTCGGGACGGCGTCCTTCGCGCATCCACTCCAGTAGGGCGACTTCGTCTGGGTCTAGTGTGTCTTCGTCGATGCCTTCGTATTTGATGGCATCTTGGAGGGTGACGACATCTTGTAGGTTGGCGACTAGGGCGATGCCGTGTTCTGTGGTGTTGGGCACGATGATTGGGAGTCCAGCGTCATCGTAGGAATCGGTGACTTTGGTGCAGTCGTAGCAGAGCGCTACGCCGATCTCGGGGTGCCGGACTGTCTTCATGTTGGCAAGATCGCAGTTCATGCACTTGCGACTTTGTGTGAGGGTGTCTTTGGGCCATTCTTCGAACTGGGATTTGTTCTTGATGGTGACGCCACCCGGCCGCTGGATCGCTTTGAGGCCCTGCTTTGCGAGTGTGTCTCGGACTTCGATGGGTGTTGGCTTCTGCTTGTGTCTGAAGCCCGAGTAGATCTGCACCGGCTTGGGGGCTGGCAGGACTCCATTTTCATAGGCAGTCCAGACGTTTTTGACCCATTCGCCACCGATCTTGTCTGCGTGAGAGCTGAAGGTGGATGCGCCCTTTGAACCGAAGCCGAACTTCATGCTCTTTTCGTTCTCTGCGAAGACTTCGGCGTTTTTGGTGTAGTAATGGCGCTCTTCATCGACCTTGATGAGGCGATCGACGAGTCCTGTGGTTTCGATGGCTGGGACGAGTGCTTCTGGAGTTGAGGCCCATGCAGTGCCCAGCAGCTTCTTGTCTTTGCTGTAGATCTCGGCGATGGCTAGGTCTCCGCTGTTCCAGCGTACGAAGTTGATGGTGTTCAGGTCGTCGGTGTGTAGCCAGACTGCTGAACCATAGCCTCGCAGCTCCTGAAGGTCTTGGCCTTCGTCAAGATGGGCGAAGATGTGCATGGAATCGACTTCGAACTTGCGGTCGTAGTGCCGTGCGAGATCCTCGTGGTTGTAGATCATTCCGTTGTGTGTGCCGACGATCTTTCCCATCTCAAAAGGGTGGGAGTTGCTCTCGCAGATCTTGCCTGTGGTGGCGAGGCGGGTGTGGGCGATGAGTGTTTTGACTCCGCCCAATGTTCTGGCTGGGATCGATTCTGTGATGCGGCCCAGTCCCTTGCGGACTACCCCGTCGGCCCAGAATCCCCATGAGTGACCACCGCGGTCGTCCATGAGGACCTCAAGTACGGCGAAGAGCGGGATGTTGGCTCCGCCTGGTCGCTCTCGCCATTGCACGCCGAATTGTCCGCACATGTTTAAAAGTCCTCTTCTTCGTAGTTGTCGTGGTCTTCAGGTGGGTCTTGAATTTCTGCTTCGAATGTTTCTTCGAAGAATGGGTTGTTGGGTATGGAAGTTGCAGGTTGCGTGGCGTAGTAGTCGTCGTACTTCTTGCGGAAGGTATCCAGTCGTGTCTGGATGTAGGTCTTGATACGTGGGGTTGGTGCTACGCGCTTGAGCTGCGCGATGCTGTCGTCGACTGGTCCGGGGACCGGGATGACCTTGTCTGTCATCCGGTAGGCCTCATCGACGATGCTGGCCCAGAGCATGCCCCAGTCTTTGATCTTTCTGGGGACGATTGTGCCTGCGTGTATCCTGGATTCGACTGTGCGTCGGTTCTTGTAGAACCATGAGTGGAAGTTGAATGCGTGGTACTTGGCCTGGGTGTAGTGCTCCCTCCTGGGTGGGCGCCATGTGTCTGTGCCATAGATGTTGCTCAGAAGTTTCTCTCGAGTGATGTCGGTGTACATCTTGGAGACGGTCTCAGCGCTTGTGTCACCGAGGCCTGTTAGGTACTTCTCTCCGCATGGTAGGCAGTAGTACTTGCCGTTGTTCGGGTTGGGGCGAAGGATGCGATCGAATGGCTGGGTACGGATGAGTGCTGGCTCGAGGAAGGCGTAGTAGCGCACGAGCTTGCGGATGTCGGCGTAGTGGTGGTCTCGTGCGTCGATGTGTACGTGGAGACCGCATTGCTCGTCGACAAATGCGCCTGCGGCTCGCAGGGCGTCGGTGATCTCGTCGATCTGCTTGAGGAAGACGTCGCCTGCAGCGGGGGATGTGGTGATCTCGAATCCGCCGCTGCGCAGTGAGCCGTCGTACACCATGCTGGCGCCCCACTTTTTGAGCACTCGGTACAGTTCTGCTTTGGTTTTGAGTGTGACGTTTGTGGCGCCTGCGCATTCGATTTCGATGCCGAGCATTCGGGGTGATCGATTGATCTTGCGGCTAGTGATTGGTGTGGCATCCCAGAACTTGATCGGATTGTTGACCCAGTTGCCGAACGGGTTGTTCCAACGAGGTGTGGGATTGGTGTCTGCTTGCTCTTGCTCGTGCTGCCTGTCGGTGCATCCGCCGCACTGTTTGGTTGGGATGCAGTCTTTGCGCCAGCAGCAGAAGGTGTTGTGACAGATGGCGCAGACGAGGTAGTACTTGCGGTTGGCTCGTGAATCGTTTCCCATGATCTTGCTGGCTTTGCCGTTGCAGAAGTAGCAGCGCATCTTGGATCGTCCGGCGCACTCGTAGCACTGGGTTGGTGTTTGTTCGCCTTTCCTCAGGCAGTTAGCAAAGTTGCGTGAGCAGATCGTGCAGATGACGACCTTGCGACAGGTGCCGCATGCAGTGTCGCCATCCTCATCACGACCCATGGGCGCATTAGTGCCGCCACATGTTTGGCATACGCAGTTGGCGCAGAGTCGTGTGTCGCGATCTATCCATGGCGCAGCGCCGCAGGCAACGCAGCTTTCGCATTCAGCGCAGAATCCGACGACGTGGGTGGTGGATCTGGTTCTGTCGCAGTTGGGACAGCGACGCAGCATGGGTGTGCTGCCGAACATGATCGGAATGGCCCAAGTACGCTTTTTGCTGGTCTTTTTGGGCTTTTTGAGGGTCATGATGGTGGGAGGTTGGTGCTCGAAATGCAGAGCCATGGTGCTCCTTCGGTATGCGAAGTGGTTGACGGGTAAGGCCCGTCAGTCCTCTGCCATGTCTCGGCAGATGAGAAGCTTGTCGGGGAGGATTCCGACCTCCATGTCCTTGCGGGTGTTCTGGCATCCGATTAGTACTGACCCTCTGGGTTTCCGGGATGGAACCGTTAGCCGTTTGGGCAGGCATCTCGTTGAACTACCGACAAGCTAGTGGGCTGGTGGCCTCTGGTTCCACCGATTTACGGTTGTCCCTTGCGCCTTAATATGTCTCGACGCCTGTTTGGGGGTAACCCAAATGCACTTTGAGACCGCAAGACGATTTAACCGCACCCTTGCTCTGGAACACTGGATGTGTTTTCTGCCAGAGCTACATCGCTAGGGGTCCCGTCCTCTACCCCAGCACGTGAGGCCTATGCCTCACCCCTTATTGCTACTCGCCGCCTGTTTCGATGTATTTGACAGGTGTTCTCTTGGGCTGCTTGAGATCGAGCTTTAGAAGCAAAACGTCGTTGTCCGTTTTGCCGTTGTTGAATGGCTGTCCGTGTTCCCATGCGTCGTACGCTGGGAGCGCCGCTGACGTGGCCTTCTGGGTTGCCATCGCGAGTCCGTAACCGCGCTTCTTAGCAGCAGTAACGAACATATCGACGATGACCTTGTTGCGTCTGGCGATCTCGGCAGCTTTTTCGTAGTAGTACACGTTGACGTGTGACAGAACTGCGACGCCGCAGCATCCTGGTAGCGTCTCTGCCTTGAAGGTGGCCCAGTTGTCGCCGTTCTTCTTGGTTCTCAAGAAGTATCGATCTGTTGCTTTGTTGTCTTGGAATTCTGGCACGATGTAGTAGCCAGCTGGTGCTGACTGTGCCAGTGCTTGTCCGATTCCCTGGTTGTGAATGACACCCATGTTCTTTTCCTCTCTAGCTGTTGTCGCAGTAGTGGTGGTAGCGATAGAAGAATGGATGGAACATCCAGATCTTCCTGACTGGCGTGCCCTTCGGTCGCTGTCCGTGTCCGTAGAACAGAAGACCGAAGCTGATGTTGAAGATCTCGAATTGGATCAGTCCCCAGTGTTTCATGCGGCTTTGGCCGCAATGAAGCTGAACTTGGGACGTGCGGTGGGTGCGTATGGTGCTGAGGTGTAGCTTCGCTTGAAGTTGGGCTCCGGGATGGTCTTCTTTAGGCCCCAGAGCTCGGCGAACTCGATCCATCCCGAATCGGTGCTGCCGGTGTAGTCCGGAAGGAAGAGCGATTTGATTTCCTTGACACCCTTGAGAGACAGGATTGTCTCTGGGGTATAGAACCCTGGAACGCTCTGCAGGAGGTTCTGTCCGCGGGTGCCATGGTTGATGGCACGCTGCAGATCCTGCTCGATGTTGGGGTTCCAGTCTTCGGCTAGGGTGGCGTAGTTGTTCACGATCCACTTGCCTACGCCAAAGAACAGTCCGGCGATGGCGTGGTGGTTCCATAGCTGCGGGGGGGGTGTGCGGTACTCGAAGCCCACTCGTTCGCCTGGGTAGATCTGTGGTCGGTACTCGCCAGCCTGACCGTAGTGACGACGACGGAGAAACTGCTTGCTGTCGTCATAGATGATGGTGAGAGGCAGTCCGACGAGTAGGTCGAAGATCTTGGCCATGAGTGGGAAGTTGGTCGGGTCTTGCAATGCTTCGGAGTTGTCGTCTTTTGCGGCTTGACGGTAGAGTGCTGACTTGTTGTTGAAAGTGCCGAAGTGCATGTGTCCTCCGGCATAGCGATAGCTGTGGGTGAAGGCGTCGATGTCGACTACCTTGGCTGCACCATTGCGATAGCCGTCGAATGATGGCTCGCATCCGAAGTGTGAGACATCGTCTGGTGCTCCACGCATCTGGGTACGAAGCCGGATGCGAACGGCGGCTTCTGTGCCGATGTGATAGTTCGGTCCGACCTTGGCACGCATGGCGCGTACGGCTGATCGGATGTGTGTTGCCAGCATGGCTCGGCAGGATGGTGCGTATGTGACGTTGGCTTCGATCGCGTAGCCGTCTCGGAAGAGAGTGGCGTATTGCTCGAAGACGCCAACGATGTCTTCTGATTTGAGCTTGTTTTCTTTGGTTGGGAATCCGAGGGTGTGTGCGGGGACCGGCTTGTCATCCTTGTCGAAGATGAAGAACTCCGGATCGGTGCCGAGTTGTGTCACTGCCTGTCTCCTTTCATGAGCCGAATGAGCGTTTCGAGCCAGTTTTCGTAGTGGGGCGGGGGAACGAACGTGGCCTGTGCTGCACTCAGCAGACTTAGTCCTTCTGCCTGGCTGAGTGGGATAGCGATTAGCTTTGACTTTCCGTAGGAAGCGCAGGCGAGGATGATCTTTCCTTGGTCGTTCTTGAGGAAGGCGATGCCGTGTTTGCGATCCCTGAGCAGGACCTCGGTTCTGGTCATGGTGCAACTCCTAAGTCGTCAAGTCGTGTCTTGTGGACGTCTTTGGCCTGCATGCGGACTTCTTGCTTGTCGATCTGCACGACGGTGATGAACTTGTCGTCTTCGTAGACATAGCAGTCGTCGGGGTGCCATCCGGCCGCTGAGCACATCCGACTAGCGAGTGACAGGTCGTACGCTGACCTTGAGAAGCTGTGGTCTTGTTCTTGGTAGTACTTCGTTGCGAAGTCTTGGAAACCTGTTGCGGTGAGTGGGTCGTAGGTCATTGATGTTCTCCTAGCCGTGATCGGCTGCGCCAGAGACAGGGGCTGTGACCATGAGTGAGGCCCCTAATTGCCCGCAGACGTTGTTGACCATGGAATCTCACGTCCGAACGAGGCTCTCTGGCGCATGCGGTCGCGGCTAGTAGTTGTGGCCGTAGTCGTATGTGTCGTCGTAGTAGTTGTATTCGGTGGGTTTCTGCTGACGTTTTGCCGTGTAGGTGTGGGCTCCCATGAGCACGATGGTTTTGCATGTGTTGGGGTTCTTGATCGTCGCTAGCTGCTTCCATCCTCCTCGCTTGAGGTGTGTGACTTGTGCCTTGTGTTCTGGCATGACGCAGGTTGCGAAGATGTAGCCACTGTTGGCGCCAAGGAATGCACGGCGTCGTAGGTTGTGTGCGTCGGCGGTGGATTTGACTGATCCGATGCCTTCGGCGTCGGAGATTGCGCAGCAGGATGTGTCGTGGATGGTTGTTTCTACGTCTTTTGCGTCTTCGTCGTTATAGGCTGGTTTCTTCGGCATGATTTCCTGTTCTCCTGAATCTTGGACGAAGTTTGTGCGAATGTCAAATGTTGGATATTGCGAATGTCCAAAGTTGGTCCGGCGATGGCGTGCCGGTGGCGCCTGGGCTAGGCTCGTGGCTTCACCAGCAGTACAATCTGCTTCTGAAACCACGAGCCCAACCCGGGAGTTGGGCGAGCCCTGCAAGTCGGAGCTCATTACTGCTGCTGAATCCGAGCAGCGGGGAGACCACTTGGTTGATGAGCCCATATGGTCAGCGGCTCGTCCGTCCATTACGGTCGCGGACACACCTTTGCCGGATAGCGAGTTTTACCTCGTCCCTATGGGGATACCGGCTGTTCTAACGGCTCTGGAGTAGGACGCAGGAGAGGCCCGAACCCGACATTACCGGGGGCTTCGCTTGCCTGTGACCGGGCGGCAGACCCCTGTGGGGTCTTAGGAATTCTGTGTCAAGCGTTGTACTGGATCGCTATTCAGGTCATCGCATGTGTTCACCTCACGTAGAAGCGGGAGGTCCTGCGGCAGATAGGGGAAGGAGGCCCACCCGACGTAGGACTTCCCGCTTCCACGAAGCGGGTGCCCGGTGGCTCATCTTGGTCCGGGCAGTTTGGTTAGAACGGGATCGCGACCTCCGTCACCTCAACTGCCGCAGCACTGGGCTCGATGGTGTTCTGGCTGCTGAGCAGTACGACGTCGTTCGCGATGGCCTCGAGGGAAGTGTCGTAGGTCCCGTCGGCACGACGGAAGACCTTCGGGGGCAGCGGGATGGCATCGACCATGACGAGCGTGCCCTTCGTCATGTACTGCGCGAGGGATTCGGCGCGGTTGCCCCAGAGGGAGCACCGTGTCCAGAGCGTGGGCTGGTCCTTGCGGTTCTGGGTCGCGACGCTGAAGTTCAGGACTGCGCGGAGGTTGTCTGCGGGGCCGACGTTGCGGAGCTCTGCGTTGTTACCAAGGTGACCGATGAGGGTCAACTTTGCGATGGTGGACATGCTGGGCCTCTTTCTACCGCCTGAGACAGGGCGGTCCTGTTATTGCGCAAGTGTGCGAAGGATTGCGATCATGGCAATCCAGAGAAGCGCGCTTGTGAAGGTGCTGATTGCTAGGGTTTCTACCTTCATTAGCGGTAAAGCCGAGCGTTGTCAGCGATCTTCTTGCTCATCTCGACCATGGTGGCCGGGAGCTGGGGAAGCGGCGGATTGACGATCGTGTTGCGCTGCGCCTTGGCGAACGGGCTTGCGTGTGCGAACGGCATCACTGGGAACTTGCGCGTGATGGCGTTCTTTGCGATGACATCGAAGCTGAAGGCGCCTGCTGGGATAGCGTTGAGGCGGATCGTTTGTGCCTCAAGGTCCTCTTTGGTGAAGCGAGCCTTGGTCACCTGGTCTACGGTGTACATGCGGTGACCGTTCACGATCTTGTAGAACGTGCCGCGTGAGAACGGGTTTGGCTGCCACTCCACCTTGGCTGGCTTGATGAAGTAGTTGTGGCCAGTGACGTCTGGGTGGTCCTGTGGCGTTTCCACTGGGGCGTTGTCCCCCGGGAGGAAGCCGTAGACCTCGGTGGCGCACTTGCCGCACTCACCCTCTGGCATCTCACGGCCGCAGGTCTGGCAGTTGCCATCGACCTCGATGCCGAGCAGGCTGTCATCTGGCTCGATGAAGTCACCAGTCTCGGGATCGATGTACGGCTTGTCGTAGCGGTGGATGCGGGCGTCATCGCCTTCCATCAGGACGTCTGTGCCTGCGATGGATACTGTCTGGTAGGTTTGCTCGGCCTTGATACGGTCGTGCGTGATCTTGTCATCGCAGGGGCACGACTTGTACTCGCTGCCATCGATGGCGCTGAAGATCCGCAGGGGCAGCCGTGCGTCCATAGCGAGGTGGACGGTGTGCCTGGTGCCCTTGGAGCCGGGGTCCATGATGGCTACGACCATGTCTGAGTTCTCGACGATGGTGACGTTGCGAGCGTAGCCAGCGCTCTTGCCGAGGCGGTCCCAGTCGGCTGGGAAGACGGTGGTGGTGTGTCCACGATCCTTGGCCATGAACACGCCCATCTTGTCGACGCCGTTGGCGCCACCTGAGACGATGTTCACGAGGCTGTACCGCTTCTCGATGCCTGTGAAGATGCGTGTCAGGAGGGTCCATGCTGCCTTGCCGTTGAGCAGGGCCGGGTCCTTTCCGAACGCACGCGAGCCTACGAGTGCAATACTTGTTGTGGCATCTGTTGATGCGGTGGGTTTGGTTGTTTCGGGATTGATCTCGCTCCTGACGTTCATGAGCATGTGGCCGAGGCGGTTCTCGCCTTTGCCATCTTTGCCTGTGCCCCAGAAGCTGTCCCATGGCGCGTAGTGGGACAGGTATGTATCGCCTGTGCTGAGCAGGAGCGTGCGGTACGGCTCCAGTGCGAATTTCTTGAGCAGCAGTGTTTTCATGGTGGTGATCTTGTTCGGCGGCTGCGGGTTGCGCGGTAGGTCGCGCATCATGATCTTCGCATCGCGTGCGGTAGGCGCTGCTGCGATGTCTGCAGCGTGCTCGATTGCCACGCGTGATGCGAGGTAGGCGTGCTCAAGGCTGCGGTAGATGGTGCCGTTGTGCTCGATGGTCACTGGCGCGAAGTTGCTAAGGCCAGACCATTTGGCATCCCGCGACCAAAACGAGATTGTTTGCGGCATTTCAGTGTTTCCTTCCACTTTCTTGCTTACTTCTCCTGACGCCGACCGAGCTCCGGGGCCCACGTGCGGCAGGCCGCTTGCGGCCGGTGCGCCCTCTGGGCGCAGCCGTGCGGGGGTGGAGTCGGCCGGAACCCGTGATCCACGCACCGTGGGGTCAACGGCGCCGATCACGCCACACCCCGTCGGAGTCCTGAGCCATTGGTCGATCGGTAGATGCGAACCGCGCGGGTGTCGCAATCGAGCTTGAACTCGAACAGGTCGGATCTGTCATCAGCGCCGCATGAAATGCAGGCTGTGGTGTCTCCGAAGCGCGCGAGTGAGTGCGACTTGTACTGAAAAGTAGTTGTGGCGGTGGGGGGGACGGAGATGGCTCTGTGGCCATGTGTGTGTGTGACTCCGTAGGGGACCCACGTTTCGATTTCGCAGGATTCGCAGAGCCATCCATCACCGGGTGTGAAGATTGGCGTCATTTCGTAGGTGGCGACTGTCTGCCGTGCGTGGTAGTTGCGGCAGATGCGCTCAAGGCCATTGAGGTCGTTGGGGAGTGTGAGTACCTCGTCGTTCTCGCTGTTGAGGTTGCGGACCGTCATTACTTCACCTCCGCGAAATGCTTGTGTTCTTCGGGCCATCCGGCGCACACGACGCAGGCCTCGCCGCTGGTGTCGAGTACGTAGCCGGTGTCGGGGATGTAGCGGTGCCCGTCCTTTGGTGAGAACGGGTTGTCGAGCGGCTCGTAGTCTGGGTAGGCGTCGCTGAGGCCCCCGGGTGTGGTAGGCGTGTTGTCGAACATGGCGTCGATGGCCGCGAAGTCGCCAGCCTCCATGAGGTCGATGACTGCTGGGGTCAGCTCGATGTACTCGTCCACGGTCGTTCTCCTTCGCGGTGGGGGCGAAGCCCCCACATGGATTCTTTGAACCCATATGCTAGACGCAACGAAGGGGAAGGGCAGGCCAGAAGACAGCGCTTGCGCTGGCTGCATGGCCAGGTCAAGTTCTCAGGTCGACGGCGAGGTTACAAAGCGGTAGGAAGTTGGGCGCACAAGGTGGCTCGGCTAGAGGGCTGGCCCCATAGCTGAATCGTCATGAGGTGTGCGGGGGTCATCCCGAGCCGAGACGCCGTGGAGCGAAGCGACATGACGCTCAAGCAACTTGCTGCCACTTTGTGGCCGAGTGGCGACCTGAGTGCTTGACCGGTGAACTAGTGAGCCCAGCGGGCTGGCGAAGCCCCGAAGGGCTGGCTTTAGCCAGCAGCCCGCGTAGCGAGCGGCCCCGAGGTTAACCTATGGAGCGCAAAAAATCGCAGCGCGATTTCTTTGTGTTGTTCCCCTGAGCCCCCTCGATGGGGGCGAAGGGGCATATTCAGGTGAACCCCGCGTGGAGGCTTGCAACGTGGCTTGAACAGTCATGCTGGGGTAGGGGGCAAAGCCCCCGCCGTTATCGTGAAGCGAGGAGCCCGCAGGCGACGAGCAGGTCATCGCCAGAATCACATAGTTTGTTCGACCAGAAACCTCGTCATGACCGCGGGGGAACGCGAGGACCTGATTGCCATATACACCTCGAGTGACTCTCCGAAGCCGAAGCAGGATGCCGCAACCAGTGGCGTCATGAGGACAAAGGTCAGGCAGCCTGTGTGAGGCTGAGGTGGGCCGGTGTGGTCAGGTGTGTGTATTGTCGGAGCTACAGTGCCCAGGACGGGTAGGTGCCAGCCTGCTCCTCAGCCAGCACACACACCCCCGGTCGAGCCAAGAAACCTGCGACACTAGGGGCGGCTAGCACACTACACGTACCTATTTACCCGCCAAGATCACCCACGCCCGCCTGGGCTATGCATACGGGACAGATACAAGCGCACCGGGGGACTATGCATACCGGCCGGGAAACCTGTCCCATCTCGAGGGCGCGAAAGATACGGGACGGGCCGGTCATTCGCGGGATGCGGACATGCATAGAAGCACAGATCGGGTAGATTGTCAAAGATTTGAAGAATCTTTGCGGGACATATGCATAAAAGGGGGGTCCAAGTGACCTTACTTGTAGAGACTGCTAGCTAGCTAGCTGGTACCGATCTTTGATCGGCTGCGACTGCTATCTAGCTAACTAGCGACCTCGAGATAACAAGGAGCTGCCCATGATGGCCCAGCCTCCGGGTGGTCCTCCTGGACCTATGCCCGGTCCGATGCCAGGTCCAGCCCAAGGACCGATGCCAGTCCCCCCGCATACCCACGGTCCGGACGGCCACGTTGTCAACGTGCCCCAGAACGGCCAAGCCATTGCTGCGGCCCTCGCTGCCCTAGCAGGCCCAGGTGGACCGCCTGGCGCTCCTGCCGGCCTCCCACCCGGACTTCCGGGTCCTCAATAGTCCCCCAGCCGTAAGGCACAACCGGGATCGGCGCCGCTCTGGCCCTCACGGGTTACCCGGCGCCCAACCAACTTGGAGCTCCATGGGTTACCTAGACGAGCGTGACTGGCGTGGCGCAGACGATCAAGTCCGCGACATCCTGTCAGAGCTCTGCTCTGGGTGTCCTCACTACCGCTACCTCCACGGCCAAGCCTGGAAGGACACCGGCTCTGCCCTGCAATACCGGCCGGGCGCCTGCACCGTGGACAGATGCGCCTGTACTGACTTCCTCGAGGCACCTCCCATCTCCCAAGAAGACATCATCGATGCACACGATGAACTCCGGGGGATAGGCACCCTAGACGCACTCCTCGCGATTCTCCTGCGCCCCAAAATTTGACGAGGCTGAGGCCTCTGGAGACACATGCACAGCCGATCGACCGCAAGCGTCCCTAACTCTGGTTCCGACAAGTCGGCCGGCGGGCAGACTCATAAGTCGTCCAAGCCGAGTGACAACAGCGGCATCATGAAAGTCGCCCGCACTACGTCCGTCAAGACGAGCAAGCCATCCACTGGCGTCGTGAATCGCTAATGGATACCGTCAAGATCTCGGACGACCCAAATGGGGAGTCCCAGCTGGCAGGCATGCCGCTCGCCTCGGGGAGCATGCCCTACACGGGTGGTCCGTCCTTTAGCGACACCGACGACATCTCGCCCTATACCCCGCCCAAGGTCAAGACGACCAAGCCAACTACCGGCCCCATTCAGCGTTAGGAAATAGGAGACTTCATTGGCTAATAGCCGTACCCGCAAGCGAAACCTCTCTGTCCTGGACCTCGGTCTGACCGCCGCCAACTCCGTGACGGGCGTCGCAGCCCTCACCATTACTGGTGGTACCGCCAAGCTCACCAAGGCTGCCGCGGCCACCGTTTCTGTCGTGAACATTCCGGTTCCCAAGCAGCCGATCGATGCTGGCTTTGAAGATGGTCGCATCGCGTCCGTCTCCGTTGCCTATTCCGTCGCGACAGCAGGCTTGACTGGTGCCCCAACGGCGACCCTGAACAAGCAGACCATCAATGCCACGACTGGAGCTGTCACCACGGCGACCATCGCAGGCACGCTCACCTTTGTTGGCACCAACGCCGTTGGTACTGCCATCGGCGACTACATCGCGACCTTCACGGTTACCGCCCCGGCTGCGACAGCCGACACCGACGCGCTCTTCCTCGCCCTCACGATGAACGAGGCCGCGACGTCTGTTCTCTCGATCAACGGCGCCTCAGTCGACTACAGCGGCTAGGCACAACCCCCACTGCTTAGACGGTGGGGTGCGGGGGGAGCAATCCCCCCAGCGTTCCTCTACTGGAAAAAAGCGATTGAGAAATCATCATGGAGATCCGCCGTCACTGTAGTGAGCGGCTACCGGGTGGAGAGCGCCTCTGGCGCCGAGCCGCCCGTGTAGCAGGCTTCAAAGGAACACTCAACGTCATCGGGCTAGCCCAACGACGCTGGCAATACTCAGAAATGATCAGCCGCAATCGCGCCAAGTACGGCGTCACCACCGCGATGTACCACCGCCCGAATCGCATCACCGTATTTGTCGACTCGAGTCCGTGCGCAAGGTATGCATTCGCAAAGGCTGCCAAGCACGACTCCTTCTTCAGCCTTTGTCATGAGCTCGGGCACTATCGCCAATTCATCAACGGCACATTGAGCATGAAACGACCAGTCACCAGGAAGCAATGGAAGGCAGACCCCAACGAACGGGGCGCCGACGCATACGCACGCTGGCTCGTGAGCACACTTCGGGAGAAAAGTTGAACCAAACCACGCTCCGATCGCCCTGGGAACACCTTCAGGGCGAGGACAACGACCTCGGCGGAGGTCTTTTCACCTCGGAACTGTACTTTTGGGCTGAGAGAAAGCGCCAACAGAACCAGTCGCACGCAGATCGTGGCCACACGATGTGCTCACAGTGCAAGAACTGTCTCTGTGGCCGTTCTCTCAGCCCCGATTTTGGGTTCCGATGCATTTGTGACACCGGAAAGACGTACGCCACGCCCTATCGCATCCGTTTTAGGGCCAAAAGTGACCAAAAACACGCCCAAAACGACGAAATCTACTGCCTAACAGACCACATTTACGAGCCAAAAGGCTTCGTACACCCACATGCCTAGCCCTATTTGCACCATTTGCGAGCTAGATGCGAAGTCTCGACGGGTAGTCGAAGCAGTCTGGCGAGCCGGACTAGCCCTCAGAGACGTCGTGGACTTCGTAACTTGGTGGTCACAGAAGAACGATCTCCCCATCAAGGTATCCAAATCCTCACTTGACCGGCATAAACAGAACGGACACATGCAGACCGAGTTCTCGGGGGCGTCTCTCGAGCTCGATGGCACGGTGCTTTCCCTACGGGAATACGCCAAGCGACTCTTCGAGGTCTATCAGAAAGCTAACAAGAACAAGATCCCTTCTACAAAAGAGATGATCGACTTCATGTTGGCAGACGCCAAGCTTGCAGACACAGAGGCAAGGCGTGGCGACGAAGAAGCATTGCGCAGATTACTACAAGGAGCAGCGTTCACAAAACCAAAGGACATCAATAGTGAAAGCGAAACTCGGAATGCGGGGGACGCTGAAGATCAGAGTCCATCGCGCGAAACCAACGAAGTGGCAAAAACTTAAAGAGTTGCTAGGGATCTAGAAAATCCCGGCACGAAGGATTGCATGTACAACAAGCCATACTTCATCAAGATCCCCGGTATCGTGCGCATCGGTATCGTCCTCGATCGCAAGGACGGCGAGGCCCTCATGACCGGGGGCCTGGTGCTTGGCTCAAATCTCCGCGCTGATCTGTACCACGACGGAAAGTGGCAGGGTTTCCGCGAGCTTGGCTCAGGCCTGGTTACCAACGTCGGTGTCCTCGCTCTGGCGAACGACGCCTTCTGGCCGACCGCGGGTCCGATCAACACCCTCAAGGTCGCGAACTTCCACGTCTCTGGTACTGGTAACGGCGCCGGTTCCGCTACTGCGGCAGCTGCGACTGATATCAAGCTCCAGACTCTTGGTGCTGCTGGTGGTCAGACTGCTGCTACTGGTGCACAGTCCCTCATCTCTGCTGCGAACGTTCAGAAGTACCGCACTGTCGGTACGCAGACGTTCACCGGCACAGAGACGGGTGGAGTGACCGAGTGGGGCCTCATGACAAGCGCAACCATCACAGCGACCACGGGTTCGCCATTCACTGCTGGCGCCGCGACTACAGGTACAAGCACGGGCGCTGCGCTCACCGCCTCGTCTGCTTCGGTTCGTGGGCACACACAGTTCATCGTTGAGAACACCGGCAACGCGACTCCGCACTGGGGCCTCGTCACCTCGAATGACACCTCGATCTTCACTGTTCCGGCTTGGTACAAGGTGTCCGACGGCACCGCCGCAGGTGTCACCCCGGCCAACACCAATGCCTACACGATCCGTCCGGTCATGTTCGACCACAAGACTTTCACGGTCATCAACGTCGCCGTGAACGACCAGGTTACCTACACCTACGACCTCACCATCAACTCGGGCGGTTAATCGATGAGCTTTCTCACTGGCACCAACTGCGAGCTGATTTACCAGAGCGTCAAACCTGCTACGGCGAAGAACACATTCACTGCCGAAGCATTGATCAACGATGTGGCGGGGATGGGCCCACAGCCCATTCTCCCCCCGTTCTTCTTCCTGCCCTCTGGCTCGTTGTCTAAAGGCATTCGGATCATGGCTCGTGGGATTATCTCAACTACTGTTACGCCAACTTTCCAACTCGTTGCCCGACTGGGCGGCGCAGCTGCGATCACAGGACCGATCATCGGACAGAGCCCAGCACTTACGACCGGATCTGGCATTGCCAACCTGCTTTTTGAACTGGAACTCGATGCCTTCATGGAAACTCTTGGGGGCGCAGGGGCCAACTCGACGATGCGCGGCCTTGGCCTTCTGGCCGGTGCACCATTCACGATACAGGGATCAGTCTTCGGTGGCGGGGCGACCCCGGGCACCATCGCAACAGTGGACATTTCAATCACGAACTACGTGAACATCTCGGCAGTCTGTGGAACCTCGAGCGTCTCGAACGCGATCCAGCTGCTCTCACTGTCCGTCTACGGACTGAACTAGATGGCCGTCGTTGTTCCCCAAGCGCCACGCGGTCCAGGTCTAGTCGCCACTGCCGCCGTCGCGAGTGGTGCGTTCGCCCCAGACACCCGCTACATCACCTCAGCGATCATGAACCAAGCCGACCTCGCGGACGCGACCCTCACCATCCAAATGACCATCGAGGGCGGAGCGTCCACGACAGGCCCCTGGTCGCTGATGGCTGGCGGGGGCACATGGCACGGCAACATCCTCAACCGTGCGGGCACACTAGTCCCGCCGTCGGTCAGTTACTCGACCTCTGGCGTCCAGCCCGCGTTCTTCCGCGTGACCGCCAACCTCTCGCGTAAGGTGAACATCGGACTCGATGTAGCGACGGCCTAAGGTGGCCATCGCTCTCGACGTAAAGACCAGCGCCACTGGCAGCGGCGCGACGCTTTCCTGGTCACACACCTGCACCGGGTCGAACCTCGCCCTGGTCGTCGATGTCGGTTCCTACGACGGTGCCTCCGGGAACCGCGTATCGACCGTGACCTACAACGGCGTGGCGCTGACCCGGCTGGCCGAGGTCACCGGCGCCGCGTTCGATAACTCGTCCCTGTGGGGACTGAAGAACCCCGCCACCGGCGCGAACACCATCACCGTCACCTTCGTCGGGACGGTTGGTTCGGCCATCGGCGGCGGTCAGTCGTTCACCGGAGTCGATCAGACCACCCCGTTCGGCACTGGCGTCACCGCCAGCGGAGCATCGGGCGAACCGACCGTCGATGTCACCGGCACGACCACCGGCAACATCGTGGTGGACTCCTGGGCCGAGGGCGCGGGCACCATCCTTACCGAAACCGGCACCCTCCACCACGCCCTCGCCATCGCCGGAGAGTCGGGCGGCTCGCAACGCAAGGCTTCCTCTGGCGGCACGATCACGATGAACTGGACGGGGGCGACCTCGACCTGGGCCATCGTCGCGGCTGAAGTATTCGCTACAGCAGTTGTGGCCAACGCAGCCCTACCAATCATTCGAATTGCTAACAAATACGTTGGCCCGCAGGCGATGCGGTTCTTCTATCGCCAACCGACACCACGATTTGGTACAGGAAGCGCGGGGCCATCGACCTTCACTCAAGCACTTTCGGGTGGACTGTCCTTTGTAGGGTCCTTCTCTCGGGTAGGTATCTTCCTTAGAGTCCTAGCTGGGGTACTGTCATTTATCGGCAACTGGACACGAGTAGCTACGGTTCTACGAACACTCACAGGCGGTCTGTCCTTTACCGGCACATGGTCAAGAGCCGCAACAATGCTAAGACCACTAGCCGCCACGTTATCCTTCACTGGAGCCTTCGCTGTTGGCAAGGCCTACTTCCGCAGCCTGGCCGGGGTCCTGTCGTTTACCGGAACCTGGACCCGCGCTGCGACGTTCGCAAGGAGCCTCACTGGGGGTCTGACGTTCGCCGGTTCGATCATCAAGAACCCGAAGAAGGTCCTGACCGCCGCACTATCATTCGCTGGAACCTTGACGAAGAAGCGAGCAATCGTCTTCAGGGCCTCGTCGAACACAGACCTTACGAACGGCGCTACTACCATCACAGTCACCAAGCCGACCGGAGTGGTCGATGGCGATGTTCTAATTGCCACGATTACAGCGAACGATTCACCTCCACACGCCACCCTCACCGGCTGGACCGAAGTTGACTTTACGCCCGGGGTTTTCAACCGATTCACTACACTGCGCCGCATCGCCAGCAGCGAAGGCGCAAGTTTCGTTTTCAGTGGTCCAACTAACGGTGTTGTCGATGCGTTCGTCTCGGCATATAGTGGAGTAGATAACGCTACTCCGATAGATGTGACTCCAGCGAGTTCGATAGGTACGACTACCTCGGTGACCGCACCGTCAATTACGACAGTCAGCGACAATGCTTGGCACATCGGTGTCTTTGCTTCGGACGTTAACGGAACCACTCTTACCCTGCCAACTGGCTATACAAACGACGTTCCGACATTCGGTAGCGTCGGGCGTGTAATGAGGGTAGACCACAAACTCATTACTCCTGCCGGAGCGACAGGATCAGCAACCTCAACGACGGATGTCGCAGGAGGATGGTTCGCACTCTCAATCGCGCTACGCCCAGCATCCTTCCCCTTCGCACAAGCACTGGCAGGCGTCCTCTCGTTCGCTGGTTCTTGGTCGCGTGTAGGCATCTTCCAGAGGACACAGACCGCAGTCCTGTCCTTCACGGGAACTCACACCGGGATAAAGATCTTCTTAAGAGCCTTTGCTGGTGTGCTCTCATTCACGGGGACATGGTCACGCGTTGGGACGTTCCTCCGGAGCTTCCCCAGCGTCCTCACCTTCACTGGTACATGGACTAGATCCGCCACTATTCTTCGCAGTCTCGCCGGAACTCTGTCCTTCTCTGGGGCCTTTTCTGCAGGCAAAGCCTACTTCAGAAATATGGCTGGAGTCCTGTCATTCACTGGCACATTCTCTAGGCTCCGTCAATTCTTCCGGACATTCACAGCTGCATTGCCCCTCATCGGGAACATCACCGTCCAGAGGGTCGGCTTGCCGATCGTCTACGTGAAGAACTTCGTTGCCAGCCTCTCATTTACCGGTACACACACTATTCAGAGATACATCCAGTTCTACCAGCAAGTCAGGGAATTCCTGTTCAGCACAGTGAAGATCCGAGGCAAAGGCTGGATGGACGATCTCACTATTAACAAAAGCTACTTGGTCATGCGATCAAGGATTGTGGGTCCACAAGAGTTGGCATACAAAGCTGGCACCGCCATCATTATCGAGACAACCTTTACAGATTCCAACGGTGGTCTTATCGACCCTGACGTTGGTACTGCAAAGCTATATGTCAAGAACCCCACCGGAGGCTATGTCGCTGGATTCGTACGAGCCGTGAGCGGCGGTGCGATGACCAAGATATCACTCGGGGTCTGGCAGTACACCTATCAAACAACCGTTGGAGATGCTGCCGGCGGCTGGACCTTCGAGACAGAAGGCAAGATCGGGACCATTACGTCGATCGACGACGTGAAGATCCAGATCAAAACTTAGCTGCTTGAGACATACCGTTATGACCCGGTTGGGTTTTCTCGCCACATCCTGGGCATCAAACTGCACCCGGGTCAAGAACGGTTCCTTAGAAAAGCCATCTGCTTCGACGCGGACGGTCACATCATCAAGAAGTACATCAACCTCACAGCGTCAAACCGCTGGGGCAAGACAGTATGCCTTGCTGTAATCCATCTGTTCTTCGCAGCCTACAAGCACGGCCTCTACATTGAGGGCGATGACTTCTGGACTCACCCATACGGCATCATCAACCTCTGCCCACTCGTTGATCTCGCCAATGTCTTGCGCGACATGGTGGACAACATTCTCAAGAGCGAGGCCAAGGAGCAGATCAACAACCCCGCGGGGCGCGGGCGCTGCATACTCGGAGCGCTATTCGAGCAGAACGACAAAGGCGGGTACCTGGTCACCTTCGGGGACTACAAAGGCTTCCGCACAAAGGTCACCCATGTAACCCTCGAGTACCGCACTACCGACGACAACGCCAAGGCTGTCCAGGGTACACCCAAGTTCCTCATCACCTTTGATGAAGCTGGGCGCCAGAAGAACTTCCTCAACCTGATGGGGGCGCACATCAACCCCCGCACCCTCGACACGGGTGGAGTGATCTGCACGGCAACGACGCCGGACGTAGACACAGGCACCGACTACGAGGAGTGGTGGAAGAAGGGCGACCCCGACAACTTCTTCGCAGATCCGCTCTTCTACTCAACACGTGGAAACATCCGCGAGAACCCATTCGTTACTGAAGAGCAGATCCAGAAGCTTATAGCAGGCACACCAGACTATCTAATACCACAGGTCTTGTACGGCGAGTTCGTCCAGGGTAGCGAGGCCTTCTTCCCCCGGCCGGGAATCGAGAAGTCCTTCCTGGCGAGCATGAAGTCAGCCCATCTCCATGAGAACGGGCACTTCTACATCATCGGATGTGACCTCGCGGTTGCCAAGGCTGGCGATCGCTCCGTCTTCTGCGTCTGGGACGCGACCAAGCGCCCCTTCAGGGTGCTCGAGGTTGTGGAACCCAAACGGGGAACCGCTCATCCCGAACTCATTGCCGAGATGAAGCGACTCCTTGAGTACTACAACTCTGAATGGTTCGAGGTTGGCACCCTGCAGAAGGCAGATGCCGTTCTCGTCTATGACTCCACTGGTCTTGGCGGAAAGATGTTCAAGACCGAAATGTCGACGCTCTACCCGCGACCTCGAGGCTACGACTTCGGGGGACAGACCAAGAAGAAGCTCGACATCCTCACTACCCTGCGGCTGCTGCTCGACAAGGGCCAGCTCCAGATCCCCGGGGAGTTCCTCGCCATGAAACAGGAACTTAAAGACTACAAGCGAGCCGACGCAAAGATCGACACCGATTCGGTAATGGCAATGGCGCTCGCGGCCTACATGGCCGAGCGGTCAGTCACTCCTGATGAGATCGGTGAGTGGGAAAGCATCTATTGAGCTCTGAATTCAACATTCCGCAGACGGAACTCGACACTCCGCTGCAGCGTTTGCAGATCCACTTGCGTCGAGCCTGGCCACATGCCTCTGCTTATCGGCAGGTCGTTGACCAACTGCACCGCGAGTACCACCCAGCCTACAACCCACTCTATGGTTGGGACCACTTCTTCCGCGAGAAGCGTGAGAAGCAGGCCTATGTGCCTGTGCCCCTCGTCTGGTTCACCGTCAACGTCATGTCTGCTCTCATGGGCATGCGAGCTCCGATCATCAAGATGGAGCCGAAGAGCGCTGACGAGAAGGACCGCAACGATGCGGAACGCACTGAGCTACTGCTGAAGTATGAATCGCAGCGCCAGAACCTCAAAGAGGTCCACCTGGACATGGCTAAGGTCCTTTCCCTCAAGGGCCGAGCTGCTCTCAAGGTTGGCTACGACGGAACTGAGCTCTGGACCGAGAACATCGACAACATCGAGAACCTCTGGACCGAGTGGGCCGATGACAGTTACAAGCGTGTTCGCTCCTATACCTACCACTCTCTCATCTCGCCCGAGCAGGCGCGTGATGACTACAGCTGGAATGGCACCGGGGCTACCACGATGTACGACGCCCTTCGCAAGAAGGACGGCAACGCCCCCCAGTACGCCGACCACCAGAACTTCCTCGGACTAGCCACACGTCCGAACAAGACGCTGTCTGGTCGTCAGCAGTTCGTCGGGGTTCCACTAATCGACTTCCACTACAAGAACACTGCAGGGAAGGTCGTCAACAGTCTGTTCCTCGGCAACGGCCAGCAGGTTGAAGAGAAAGTCACCAAGCTACCGGACTTCCCGTATATCCCGATCAACTGCGACACCGAGCCAGGGAACCCGTTCGGTATCGGTGACGCAGAGCCCACGGTCATGTTCCAGAAGGAGATCTCAACTCGGATCACCGACTGGGCCGAAGCGGTTCGCCGTAACGGCCAGGACCAGTGGAAGACCTTCAATGTCCGCGGCCTGTCGCCGCGGGACCTCCCCGGCGGTGGCCGGGTGTTCCCGCTCGGCTCGAAGGAAGACGAAGACGTCATGCCTCTCAAGTACCCGGTGGACAACATCGGATACGGCGAGTTGCTGACTCATCTCTACGACGAGTATCGACGCACAACGGGCATTCCGCCTGAGGTCCTCGGCGGGGGTGGTGTTCCCACCACTTCCTCCGGGTATGCCATGGCCATCCGGTTCCAGTCTGTCGTCACACGCCTTGGCCCACGCGAGGTTCGCATGGGCACGCTCTACCAGCGCTGGGCCGAACTGACGCTCAAGAACATGGAAATCGTTGAGCCAGACACCAAGGAACTCATCCAGGGCAACTACTTCACCAAGATCGACTTCACGGCCGTTACTCCTCGTGACTTCGCCGCCACAGTCAACTCACTCAGCCAGGCCATCTCGTCAGGCATGCTCTCTCGTCGCAGCGCGATGGAAGAGATCAACAAGGTTCCAGAAGACGAAGAGACCTACATCGGTGAGTGGAACGCCGACCCGAAGCTTTCACCCGGCACAGCCGGGGCGATCGTTTCCGTACAGGGCCAGATGGATGCCATTGCGAATGGCAGTAACCAAGCCGCAGCCCAACAGGCACAGGCAGGCTCTGACAAGGCTATGCCGGGGAACGCCGGACAGAACCAACACACCATGCCAGGAAATCATGTAGGACCCATGCGGGATACCGCCGCCCAACTCATGGGCGTAGGTCCCTCAATTACTAGTCCAGTCGCGATCCACCCGCCGTTTATGAATCCAAGCGAGGTATAAGTAGTTGGCTACATTCCGCCGCAGGCCGACTATCGCTCTCGGGATGTCGGGAAGCCGATCTACGCTGGTCGCTGACCTTAAGGCCGACAAGATGGCCCAGGAACAGGACACTCGGTACAACGAGTCTCAGCTCCGCTACAAGCAGGAGCAGGAAAAGCAGGCCAAGGCCGAGACCTGGGCAAAAGAACAGAACACAGTCGCTGACCTTGCTCAACAGCTTACCGATCGATCGATCACATTGAAGGAATTCAATGCCGCCCTGGCTAAGGAGAAGGAAGCCTTCCCTGACCACACCAGCACGATCGACCAGATTGGCCGCACAGCTGTTCGGAACATGGATACGACACAGTTCAACACATACAAGTCCGAGGGCATGACACTCTCAGACTTCCAGAAGTACGCCGACTCTCGTAAGAAGGACGGCGGGGACTTGTCGCACATGAATGAACTCATGTCGATGGCCCGTAACAACGAAGACACCAAACAGTACGGCTCCTACCAGAACGGTCTCTCTGGTTTCGATCAGTTTCAGACCTATGCCGCACAACGAGCCAAGGATGGGGGAGACCTCACCAAACTCAACGGCTACATTGCATCAGCTCAGACCAATGAGAACAAGGTCGGAGACCAGATGCAGTCGGCTGCATATTCCGCAGGCACACTACCTCCGAAGGAATACCGCGACTACCTGAACAGTCGTATTAGCAGATCGGTTGACAGTAGGGAAGCAACTACTCTCCGAGGACAACTCAAGTCCTTTGAGTCCAACGAGATCCTCAAGTCAGCAGACGACGTCCGTGCCGAGTACGAGGCCGGCAACATTAACGGTGCTACAGCAGCCCAACGTCTTCTCGGTATTCGCGCTGGCACCAATGACGCGGCAGCCCAGAAGGGCATTCTCGGACTCGTCGGACAGATCCAGGCGAAGGATGCAGCCGCTGCTAGATCTGGCGCCAGTAGCGCTCAATCCTCAGTGACTCGTCTCCATGACTCGATGAAGGCCATCGTGGCCGACTCTGAATCTGATCACACCAAGGCCGCTGCTGCCATTGACAAGTACGCTCCCCAGTCAAAGTCGGGGACCGAGTACCAACGTCTGGCAGAGCAATACATCGCTGCCAACACAACCTTCCGCTCTGCCCTCGAGCACGCTTCGGAAATCGATCCCGATCAGCAGTGGGCAAGGCACTACCTGGATAAGGCAGTGGCCCAGGACGCTACTCTCTCGCGTTCACTGTTCCTTCTTGGAACACAGACAGCTAACAACATTGACAAGGAACACATCAATCCCCAGACCGGCGAGAACACGGGTAAGTACGGTGAGAGTGCCAAATTCCTTATCCAGACTCTCAGCAGCAACCCGTACATGTCACAGAAGGACCGCCTAGCTGCGATTGAACTTGGATCCCAGAAGATGACTCAGGATTACAAGGACATTACCAACAGTCCAAAGGGACTGATGTGGCGCGACTTCGTCGATAACCGTACTCAGGAACTCTTCCAGAAAGTCAAGACTAAGGATGCTGCCGGTAACCCCATTGAAGTTCGTGGTATAGACCTCCTCTTTGGCAAACTGCCAATAGACCATCAACCAAAATCTCAGGGCGAGGCGCGTTCTCTTGTTGAGCAAATGCTTCTCAATAGTCCCGATGAAGTACGGTCTGCACTGGAGCGTGCGGGCATTGAAGGTTTCCATGACACCGTCACTGTCTTCGGCAATGGTGGATCTGGACCTGGCTCACTCCCGCTCCGGAAGGGCGAGCTAGGCAAATCTGCAGATGACTTCTCCAAGCAGGTAGAGGACCTCTCAGGCCCAATCCGCCAGATCACCCGAGCCAACGATGAGACATTCCGCCAGACTGGTGTGGATAGTCTCAACATGGTGCTTCAAGCACGTGCAAACCTATTCGGTATGTACGGTTCACAAACTGGTTTCAGTCCAGGATACGTGGCCGCAAACAAGGCCGACAATGAAAATGAAGCACGTCGAGCTGCATTTGATAGTGCTCATCCACAAAAGATCCCAGACAACAAACACTGGGACGATGCATATCTTGCAGGGCGTAGCGGAGTCCTCGGTGATAGCGTCATCGACCAAGGCACACCGAAGCCCGCTGCTGAGCCAATCGCTGGTACCTGGGGCGATGCAATCGGCAATTTTGTCGGAAATGCAGCTGGCGGCCTCTGGGGTGCCTACAGTAAATGGGGCGCATCTGACCCAGAGGGTACCCAGCTCGCCACACTCCAGGCAATGGAGGCTGGACGTGGCGGAAGTCTCACAAGTGGAGCTTCAACAATACCACCGCTAGACGCACGCATTGCAGAAATCGAAGCTGCAGGAGGGGGACAACCTGGTGTTCAGGCTCCCAACTACTACGACAATCTCTTTAAGACTCTTCAACTGCGTCAGAACGAGATGAACCTGAACCTCAGTTCGAATGACGCCCCACCTCCAATGATCGATCCGGGGTACACCGAACCTCCGCCGCCAGATAACGGTGGCTACACAGGAGATACCACTGGCGTCACACACGGCAACTAGTCAGGAGAACCAGTGACTCTAGACGTCCAGCCACAGACCGATTCCTTCTCAGACAGCGAGTGGGGCACTCCCCGCACGCCCAGTCTGGATTCGGTCTGGCCGGAATCTAATACGACCTGGGATACCTTCAATCCACGTGATGGTACAGACTGGTCACCTCCGAATCCCAAGTTTGCTGACTACAACCCCATCACAGCAAACGAAACCTATGGCGGACGAGTCTCGAACTACGGTGTCGAGATCGGCATGCCGCGCCGCGCCGAGACCGGAGCCGAGGGCAACCTACTGTTGCCATTCGGCGAAGGTCCCCTGAACCCACGGACCGACTTCAACTTCTGGAATCCGGCCCAGGCTTTTGAAACACTCATCAATACGACCAAACGCTTTATTCCTGGAATGGAAGGCGCCGGAGACATTCTCGGGGCTATTGGACAGAACATTGCTGACTCCGACTATGGGAAACTGATCTCCAACTCTCCCATGGCCGCAGCAGGCGATCTTGTCAAGGAAGGCCTCCTGGGAACACTCAAGGGTGTTGGCCAGATCTTCGGGGACTGGATCTCACCATGGGAAGACCTTAGTCAGGCCTACCAGAACCGTGACTGGGCCGGCACTGCCTTGCAGGCTCTGCGTCTAGTCAGTGGTGAGGGCATTACAGAGAACACCAGCAAGCGTATTCAGGGCGCCCTGCACGGTGACGCGGATCTACGCAATCAACTCTTTGATGAGTTCTCTGCCATCGTCACGATCGCAACACTCGGAGTCGGCATGGGCACTGGTGTCCTTGCTCGTGGTGGCGTTGTAGCGGGCGAGAACCTGGCCAAGGTCGGCGTCATGCAAGCCGCGAAGACAGTCGCAGAAGAGGGCGCCACTAAGTACACACTCACACCGCTCCTGCAGAACCTAGTGAATGCCACCAAGTTCGGCATCGCCGGGGGGTACGGCATCGAGACTGGTTCTGAGGTTGCAGCCCATATCTTCCCCGACTGGGAAAATACCAACAAGATGCTCGCGAATGAACGGGTCATCTCTGACGACTCGCCATTCCGCGGTGTCTTTGATCTGGCCTTGGGGGCGATGGTTAATCCCATTCCCAACATTGGCAAGCTCACCGAAAGCAAGGCTGCGAGAGAGCTGATGAACTCAGGACTTCTTGGAGGCCCAAGTGAGGTCGAACGCGCCTTCCAGTTTCGCGGAGGTCTCGTCGGCGTAGACAAGCCACAAGAGTTCGCTCGAGAACTGGCTGCACAGGCTCTTCAAAACGTCGCCCTCAAGATGGCAGAAGAGAACCCGCTTACACACGTAGTCTCAGATACCAGTTTCTTGCGCCGCAAAATTGATGAACTGATTCCAGTTCTGACCGGCCGCGGCGAGAGAAAAGCCATTGGTCTCAACTCGGACTACACGACCCTCAAGTCCAACATGACCAAAGAGATCATGACGATGGTCGACAGGGCGCAGAAGGAATTCGGCGAAGAAACCATGACCGCGGCTGACTTCCAGAAGCGCTGGATTGAGACCAAGGAAAACTGGAAAGCTCTCGACGCCGTCACCAGTCGCGTCTCGGGGTCCACACAACCCTTGATGGTCTACGCGAGCACCGTGACCGATCGCGACCTACAACTATTGCGTGATGCAATCACGGCAGAACCCTCTATGTCTGGGTTGACCAAGGCGGGGTACCGCAAACTCCCCGACCCAGTCGTCCAACTCCTCAAGAATGATCCCGAGTATTCCAAAACTGTCCAGTACATGGCTAACGGACGTGATGTCTACGGCATGAAGCCACGCGACTTTCTCAAGATGATCGATGATCACATCGAGAATGTACCGAAGGAGATCACCAAGGGACAGCTTGGCGAGGTCGCTACAGGCATCCGCGATAAGGGTATGTACAAGGTCATCGCACAAGGCTCCAACCAGGCCATTCGCGATTCTGAGAACCCTGTAACGAAGCTTCGCATTGACGCCGGGGATGTTGTACTAAGTCGCGCACATCCCGCAGTCAAAGAGGCCGAAAAGCTCCTCGGCAAGCAGTTCCCCGAGTACACCAATGTCACTCTTAATGTCATTAAGAAGGCATATGAGGATGCTCAGTTCCATAACCCGGCCAAGGTGCTAGCGAAGTGGGAAATGGATCACAGTGCCATGTACTCCGGAGGCCCACATGGTGCATACAGCGTCATGCGGCCGGTTTTAAAGCCACTAGCCCAGGACATCGTTGATCAAATGCCTACCAATGCTACCCGATGGGGCAACATCATCTCCAACTTCCGAGAAATGATTCCCAATGCCGAGCTCTCGCGCAAGTCACAGGAATTGTTCTACAGCACCCATCACGAAGCCTGGGGTTTGACACGACAAGAGGCCAATGCCTATGCAGATGCAATACGCACAGAGGCAGAGAAGAACCAGTTCAGCCATGCAGGCCAGTACGCCGCTGGATCTACACCCGCATCGGCCGGCAAGCCCATTCAGAACCTCGCACTAGAACTGTTCCCAGACAAACGCAAGCTCATCCTGGCTACAAATGCAGCCCAGCTCATGGAGAAATCCTTTGCCTCAGAGAGCTGGGGGCAATTCATCAAAATCCTCATTGGCACAACTCATGGTGAGGTTGGACTCGCTCCGTCCTTCTTCCAGGGCATCCGTGCCTCTCGAGATGGACGCTGGGGCGACTGGTATCGCTGGTGGGCCCAGGTCGGTCACCCGACACTGCGATACGACGTTTCTCCACTCATGCTTGCACAGAACGGACTTGAGTCCCCAATCTACAACTGGCTACGAGGAGTCAAGAACGCTGCAACTGATGGTCTCCTAGCACCAGCCCTGAACAAGGCCATGGATAAACAGCTTGCATCGCGAGGCCTAGCGTCTCGAGAGGCCAGCACCATGGGCGCCTTCCCTGGAGACGCAGCCGGTGGAGACCGAATCTCTGGCGTGAAAACAGGCAACCTTGCTCGTCAGATCTCACAAGAGAAATACATGTTTGCTCAAACCATAAAGGAAACGAAGCAGTACTTCGGAGAACGACTTCAGATCGTTGATCCCGGCGGATACAAGATGCTCCATAAGCAGTTTGGATCCAATGAGGGCATCGTTGACGCCATCCTCCATGATTCACCTCTCAAAGAGGCCTACCTCAAGGGCAAGATGACGGCTGATGAGGTCTACGCACAGGCCAAGATCGTCAAGGGCAGTGCGGATGCTCAGACCTTCAATGTCCTTAGTGACCATCTACAGAACTCGATGCGCGATGCCATTCGACAGGCCCAAACGACACATCTTGCCAACCCTCAACGACGGTATTGGGAGAAGAGTTTCGGCCACCCTGTCCTCATCTACCCCCTCTCCTGGACCCTCAAGGCCACCGGGGAGTGGGCCAAGTTCGTCACGAGTTCCATGTTCGGCTACAAGACCGGACTGGGGGGTTTCGCAACCTGGCAACACCTCCAAGACGCCACCATGAAGGCCCTCATCGCCGACCCCGATTCACTCAACTTCATCGAGATGCACCCAGAGACCGTCAAGGTCATGGAGTACCTCCTTCCAGGACTACCCAGTAGCCCCATCCCTGGCGACCACGCCGGTCTTGGCTTCGGCCTGATGAGCGTGCCCCTTCGGGACGGCATACAGGCAGGAATGAATCTAGTTAACGGTCGACCCTACGACGAAAACATGAGCGACATGTCGAAGATCGGTCTCCTCCGAGACATCAAGGTCTTCCCGAAGCTCTGGTCAGAGTGGATCAAGGGCAAACCCGAGACATCAATTAACACTCCTGGTATGACATCAGGCAAGTCACGAAGCCCGCAGATCTTCGATCAGTACGTGCAGGACCAATACGGTCTGGATAGGAAGTAAGTCTAGTGACACTCGAAACAGACCCAATGGCCCACGTCAGGGACGAGGCTGCCAACCAGCCTCAACCCGGCTCTCCACTCACAGCTGATCCCAATCTCATGCGTCAATTCGGCAATGAGATGCCACCGATGGATGTCATCCAGGCTATGATGAAACTGCTGCCGATCTTTACTCCAGACCAGCAGCAGTACGTCGATGCACTCATGAGCCACCCGCAAGAGTTCGCCCAGAAGTATCCAGAACTAGCTCAGATGGTAGAAGCAGGCGATCAGCCAGCCGATCCACACCCTGGAGAGCACGACGTACCCATTACCTCGCTCCCCAGCACCTCCACCGCAGAACCGGGAGGTGGCGGAGCAACGACGGACTCCCTCCTTGATGACGTGAAGGCAGCTGCGGCGCCAGCCCCAGTCGTTCCACCAGCTCCTATGCCGGCCCCCGTCGTTCCACCAGTTCCTACTCCGGGCATAGAACCCGCTCCTGTGGTTCCTTCTGGCCTCGGAAATGAACCCCCCCCTCCAGTGGGTATTCCGACTCCAGTAGTGCCTACACCAGTCTCCGCGGCTCTAGCAAACCCCCTCGCCACGAATAACCAACAGAAAACTCAAGATGCCGCGGCTGCGGCAGTCGTCAAAGATCCCCTGATGAGAGCCAACCAATCCCTTCAGGGCATGGGCTTTAATCCGGTTAAGGCCACCAACTACGTCAATACATACGGCGCAGACACCCTCAACAAGGGTTTCGCCAATGGCTCAACCCTCTCGCCGACGGGTCCCAAGATTGACCCCAACACAGCTGCCTTCCTCGCGAAGCAGCCCGCTAACACCGCTGGTATTGCCGGATACAAGGCAGACGCCGCGGCCCTTAAATAGTCCATAGCGCCAAAGGCGCATGAGAAGAACGGTCCCAAAGGGACCAGAAGGATCTACCCAAGCATGAGCGAACCCGACACAAACGCCGGGGGCACTGGTTCGGAAACAGGAAACTCTACCGACCAGACCTCGTCAGAGCCTAGTGCGGCATACAAAGGCCTCCAGCGCAAACTGGGTGAGAAAGACAACGTCATTCAGGAGCTTGCCAGGCGAGTCCGAGAGCTTGAACCCCTGCCATCAGCGCAAGAAGAACTCACTCGCGAGCGTGCCGCACGGGCACAGCTCGAGCAGGAAGTTCAAGTCGAGCGCTTGAAGCGTGGCAACCCCGAGCTCGCAGACGTGATCGATCTTCTGTCTTCGAACGGCGTCCCTTCGGGGGACGTTATCGAGGCATTGAAGACGAAGCTTGGTTCAGCCCCCAACACGGAGTCCTCAGGCCTGCGTAACAATCCCGCTCGCCCGCCTCAGACGGAATCCGAGAAGATGGACGAAATCCTTCGGAACGGCCACGCCTTCTAGGTATCGCTTGGAGTTCTTTCAGCATTGAAAGGAACCCCTAAGTGGCGGATACCCTTACCACCACTGGTTCTCTTGCCAATGCAGTGACGTTCAAGCTCGCCGAGAAGACCATCCCGATCGTCCGCGCTGCGCTGATCTACGCGCAGTTTGGGCAGGACGGCAAGCTCCTCCCGGGCACGAACATCCTGCGTTTCATCAAGAAGCCAGACCTCCCCGCCGACACTACCTACCTCTCCGACGAAGTCTCGAACCCCGCGTCGGAGGCCCTGCCGGCGATCACGAACGTGGACATCTCCACGAACGAGATCGGTCGCGTCGTGAGCATCTCACGGCGTGCTGGCAACATCTCGCCCCTTGAGCTCGTCGACTGGGCCAAGGACACCCTGGCGTTCGACGCGGCTCGTCGTATCGACTACGAATGCCGTACCGCCCTCTCAACGGGTGGCACTGCCTTCTACGCGAACGGCGTTGCTCGCGGCACGCTTAACACCACCTTCAGCATGGCGTTCGCCCGTAAGGGCCTCATCAAGCTGCAGGCTCTCGACCTTGACACGACTGGCGATGTCATCGCAGTCACTCACCCGTTCGTCGTGGGTGATGTCATGGCCGACACGACCGCTGGTACCGGTTGGACGGCTGCTCACCAGTACCGTCCCGACAACTTCTTCAACGGAGAAGTTGGCAAGGCGTACAACCTCCGCTTCGCCACCACGACCCGCGCCCTGATCTTCGCAGGTGCGGGCGCAGCGGCTGCGGATGTCTATACGACCTATGCGGGCCTTGGCCCGTGGGCCTTCGGCAAGGCAAGCATCGAGGACCTGCGTTTCACCGCAGTCTCACCGACGCCTGACCACGCTGACGCGCTCGGTCGTACGTGGAAGCTTGGGTACTACATGGACTTCGGTTCCGGAGTCCTGGACAGCACCAAGTTCCTCCGCATGGAGTCCACGGCAACGGCTGTCTAGTAAGGCGGGGGAGCGAAAGTTCCCCCCCTACTTCTCTGGAGAAACATGGCCACCATTTCAGTTAGCAACTTCCGTCTTAAGCAGCGTGACCAGTTGGGAGACATTGCCAGCTCTTCTGCAACCTTCACAGATAAGCAGTTGGATAGTTGGCGAGACGACGAGGTCGGCACACTATACGCACGCGGCCTCTTTAAAAGGGACACCAATTACGGCACCGAGATCCTTATCACTGGATCTCCGACGCCGCTTTATTACACGACCCCGACAGGATTCCGTCGCATCAACCGCGTCGAGTTTGTTAGCACGACTGACCTGACTGAGATCCAGTCACAGTCCTACGGCTACGACGATCTCGAGCGACCAGGATTCATCCGTATCCCCGAAGCCGTGAACTACAACGGCTATGGCATTCGGGTGTTCGGTGAAAAGGAATACCCCACAATCGACGACACGGCCCTCAACACTGAGGTCATGAACGTCGTCCTCTTTGGCTCGTGTATACGCGCCCTCATTGGTGAGTACGTCAAGCGTGTTGAGAGTCGTCGGTCACAAGCCACGACCCGCCGCGCCGACTCAACTCCGATGCAGATGGTCAGCGGTCTTGCCATGATGGAGCGCAAGCTTCAGCATTCAGTTCAGCTTGCTAAGCAGGTTCAGGCCCGGACGATCCAGGGTATCGGCTAATGGGTGAGATCCCATACGACATCAAGCTCAACGGCCTCCAGTATCTCTTGGCATCCGGGGCAGGGTACCACTGGGGCGAGTCTCCAAAAGCCTACCCCAGTCGTGCCTCCGCAACCTCCAACGAGTTCTCCAACTCAGACGACTGGTCCTACTGGGGTCAGTCTAACTGGCTAGGCCAGGGACAGGACGACTGGATCGCTGATGGACCGTACTACGACGGCTATGGCATAGATCTCAGCAAGACCGGACAGATCTCTGTCGCCAAGCAACTGGCACAGTCTCGTGCTGCTGCGAGCATGGGCTGGGTTGTCTTTCCTGTTGGGAAGACTCGTATGTGCGCTATCGGTAAGACAACTTCAACCATGGAGTCCACTGTCGACGGCACTACCTGGGTGACGACGATCAATATCCCAGCAGTTGGAGTGTTGCCAACAAATTGGGGGATCTCGCGAAACATCTATTACGTCGGGGGAAGCAACGGTCGCCTCTACTCCACTACAGATGGACTGACATTCACAGATAAGGGCGCGCCCGCAGCCGTAACAACCCCAATCTACATTCTTGGTGCAATTAAATCCAAACTGTACGTTGGATCTGCCAATCAGGTTTTCACCTTCGATGGCACGACATTCGTCGAGGTCTTCGTTGGCCTTATTGATGGCACACCAACTGTAGGCGCAAATGGTTCTGGGGGACTGTTCTTCACTACCGCTGGACCGTACGCCCTCATCTTCTTCACCGATGGCAACCAACTGCATCAGATGGGCGGTTTTGGGTCGGACTTCCTACCAAAGGCCCTCGTCTACACCACCGTTCTCCTGATCTTTGGCCACTCGAGCGATGAGATCAACAACATCGGCATTGTTTGGAAACTCGGTGCGAATCAACTTGAGCAGATCTTCACCTTTGGAGACACCACAAAGGACTACGGCATCCGCTCGGCCATCGTCGATGGGCTGAATATCGTTTGGGGTGCCAACAACACCACGGGCGTCGGTGTCTATGACGCCACCCTGGATCTCTTCCAGGACGTACAGACGGGCTTCTACGTCGGGAGCACGATCGATACGATCACTACAGGGATAGTCGACGGCATTTGCCAATTCGCTGGCAAGGTCTTCATTGGCATTCAGGGGCAGGGAATCTATGGTCAGACAACCCCAGGAACCTACCGCATTCGCTCGTCCCTCTTTTCAGGACAGTCCAAGAACATCAACAAGCTCTGGCATACATCTGAACTACACCACACAGCCCTGGGAGCAGGACAGACGGTCAACGTCAAGGCGCTCAAGGATGGCGTCACAGTTGATAGCTGGGGCACGTCTAGCACTCTAGCTGCGACATCCGCAATCATTGCCGCCCCCGCCACCTATAAGAGTCCGTATCTGCAGTACGAACTGTCGGGGACAGCGAATGGTCTACCGCTCGCCATCACGAGTATTGCCCTGGCCTACATCGAAGCTGCAGATAACCCAAAACATGTCTGGTCTCTTGCCATCTTCATTGAGGGCACAGCAGACAGGCCTCAGAAATACCGAGACGGATCTGACTTCGAACGAGACTCTCCAACCATGAAGACAGAACTCGACGGACTCTGGAACAAGGTTGTGCCATTCGAGGATATCGACGGCAAGGTCTATCCCAACGTCATGGTCAAACTACCAGAGGGCATGGCTGAAGACATTGTTAGGTCACACGATGCAGCTAACACCCTTGCTGAGATCGTCATCCACTACAAGCTAAAACTCGTGGAGTTGTAATGACAACAAGAGTCAATCATGGTCGTATAAGAACGTCATTCCTCCGCGACATAGTCGCATCGCCCCCACAGCAGAGTGGCACTCAACCTTTCAATAGCCAGACCGGTGCGGCATCTGCTGCCGATCCGGCGACTATCGGTGCCATGCAAATCGTCACGCAGTCTCTTACTGCCGACAAGTACTTCCAGGTTCGCAATGTCATTCAGATACCGTTTGACGACTCAGTCGATGCTACCCATCCACTGGAATGCTTCTTCCAAATGCCTACGGGCGTTGTGACGATCAAGAGCATCAAGGTCTGGGTGCAGCAGAAGAGTTTCCGTCAGTATGTCAGCGCCTCGTCCAGCGCGGGAACGTCTGCCGCCAACTCGCCAATCCACCGTCACCCACTCCTCGCCCCAGGGTCGAACGCCACAGATACGACCACATGGACGATGGCCGACCATTCTCACGGTGACCCACAAGGCGGTGTTACGGCGGGGGCCAACCCGATTATCAGCAACACCTACAACAGCCACAACCATGTCTACAACGCCTACGCGAACATCACCCAATATGAAGAGGGCCTTGCGGGACACACGCACACCATCACCACAACGGTCGCCACGACCCTCACTCCCGGCATCTACGAAACTGCGGCCACAGGCAACTTCTCCGTAGACACATCGAATGACGGAACTAGTGCCTCAT